AAGAGCTTACGATCCAAAACTACACGAGAAATTTCCAACTTATGTGGGATGTAGTGTTCATGAACATTGGAGACGCTTCTCAAAATTCAAGCTATGGATGGAAAATCAAAATTATGTAAACCTCTATTTAGATAAAGACATATTAATAGAAGGCAATAAAGAATACGGCCCCGAAACTTGTGCTTTCGTCCCAAAAGAAATTAACCAGTTACTGCATATAAAAAGTTCTAATAGAGACGTTCCAGTAGGTGTTTTTGTAAAAATAAGGGGTCAAAGCAAAAGGTATATTGCAACAATTTGTGAAAATGGGCTTGGTCGGCACCTACAGTCCTTTGAGTGTGAAAAAGAGGCACATAAAGCTTGGCAGGAAGAGAAAGCAGATGTTATTGAGAGGACAGTCAACAAATACGCTAAGACCTGCGAATTTAATACACAGGTGGCGGATGCGCTGATGTCAAGAGTATGGAAGCTAAGACTCCACGCGTTTTTAGGGGTAGAGACAAAAAATTTATAAAAATTGTTGACAGTAGGTTTAGCCTATGCCAGAATGAGTACAGATAAAACAAACCAAACACAGGAATCATAGCCATGACTTACTCGATTGTAGACATTCAAACCAAAACAGTGGTTGGTAAACCATATAATGATCGTGCAAGAGCCCGTAATCAGGCTAACAAGCTTGACTTGAAGTATGGAGCAGTACGCTTCACTGTTCGTACAAACTACGCTTCGTAACTTAAATAGATAAGGAGATTTAAAATGACAGTAATTATTGATAGCGCTTTGAATGGTGGTACACAGGTTGTTCACCGTTTTGATAACAACTTTGGTGCTAGTGTTGTGTGCCATGACTTCTCTTATGGTCGCGAAGAAGGCTTGAAAGAGCTTGCTGTGCTTAAGTTTGGCACAGACGAATATAACTATGAACTGACGTATGACACTGAAATTACAGATGATGTTATTGGTGACTTGACAGACGGAGATGTAAACGATTTACTTGCTCGGATTGAAGCTCTTAAAGCTGAATAATTTTACCAGAAGCCTCTTGACACATTGAGAGGTTTCGATTAAGATTATGCTTGTATCTAAGCAAACATAAGAAGTAAGACAAACAGACATTGGAGGGATGATATGAAATGTTCAATCGAAGACAAACGTAAAATACTCGACTCTGCCAACGGACGTATCTTTTCTTGTGTTTTTATAAAGAAAGACGGTAGTGTGCGTGAGATGACAGCTAAAACTTGGATGGAAAAAGCCTTTACGTATGGTTCCGCAAATGCACGAGCAAATACGGTGACAGCACGTCCAGAATATTACACTGCTGCTGAGGTTGGTAGTGGCGAGTTTAGGAATATTAATTTGTCAAGCATGATTGAAGCTAAAGTGAATGGTGTTTGCTATAATTTTGGAGAAGAGTAATGACCACCAACCAAACGATTGACGGCGTGTCTGTCAGCCTTACCGATGAGCAAGTAAAAGACCTGCTGCGCTTCCACGAAACCACCGAAGACGGCCAGGATTATGACGTATCGAAAGATGGCATGAAGGCGCTGGCACGCATTGGCGCTGTTCGCTGGTGCGGCGGTTCGCGCTACGATTTCACGGATGTCGGCATTAAGCTGCGCGCCCTGCTGGATGCGCCCGCTGTTAACACTGATGTTCGCACGATCCTGCTTGACGTTACCCCTGGCTTTGACGGCATGGGTCACGAGGTGTACGCCAGGTCTGTTGAAGATGTTGAGGACGCGTTGAGCAAACAGGGTGAGCGCATCGAAGAGCTGGAAATGGAGCTGCACAGGATCAAAGCCGCCCAGCCCCAGGGCGAGCCGGTGGCGTGGGAGTATCGAATGGTTAATAAGGGTGCCATTCTTTTTGATGATCTAGTACCGAGCGGGTGGCTTAGGTGCAGCCGAAAGCAGGCTGAAAATATGGTTAAACACCCTTGCACTGGAAGTTTTCTTTGTGTGGTCAGGCCGCTCTACGCCGAGCAGCCCGCGCCGGTAGCAGTGGTGATGCCGGAGCGCAAAACCGTTTCGGTCGGCGTTCTTTCTGAGTCCAATACGCATAACCAAGGCTGGAACGCCTGCCTCGACGAGCTGAAACGCCTCAACACAAAATAAACCCTTGACATCTCCTAAATCTATGCTAATATCTACACAAAGGAGAAGGAAATAAGTCTTTCTCTGTTGATAACGTAGGTTTAGGAGGTTCTTGTGTCTGGTATTGCGCATTTGTTGCACTTTGTGATGTTAGTCCTAACTGGTGGCTTCTGGTTGCCTGTGTGGGTAGTTTGTGCATTAGTCTGTGGAAGTGCTCGTAAGAAAGAAGAACGAGCTATGAAGAAAGAAGAGCTTGAACTATTGAGGCAGTTAGTAAAGGATAAAAAGTGATGGATAAACTATTAGATTTGATAGAACGTTTCCAAAACCTGAAAAATATTACAGGTACTACTAAATCTAGCAGCTATTCTGTACAGCTACACTTTGATCCTTGGTCTGACAGAGTTCAGATTGAGTTTGGTGGTTATGATGTCGGATGCTGGTCTAGACATGAATACCTAAACACCACCAAACAGAACCTTTTATTTGATATGGAAGCTAAGATTGTAGAAGCAGAATCGTTAGTGAAGGACATTGACCATCTATAAAATAATCTGAAATTTTTCCAAATGGCCCTTGCGGCCCTTCTTTTGTTTGTGTAGAATGACCCTAACGAAACAGAAAAGCTTTAGAGGTGTAACATGTGGGCTTCCAAAGGTAGATCAGGTTATGGTGACAGCACAATCGGTGGTGACTACGATTCGTGGGATGGTGTGAGCCCTAATGGTCGTCAGTACAAGAATGAAGCCACTATGGAAACACGTAACCTGTCTGGCGCTGACTACTGGCATTATCGTAAACAGAATCGTCCTACAGAGGCTATCCCTGCACATCTTCATATGCTCAACAAAGATCGTGCCAACATTGATGCTTATGCTGATCCTGTTGAAACAACCAAACGCAAAACCTCTGTCCCTTTGTCTGATAGAATTTTACCTCAGAAAAAGCGTCTGAACACCCTCCGTGATCAACTCATCGAACTCGAAAAAGAATACAAAACCACAGACATGTCAATAGAAGAATATAGCACTCTTCGTGACATTTTGATGGTTAAGATCAATCGTGCAGAAGTGCTTTACAAGAAGGCTGTCAATGTACGTCCAACACAGCCTCAAGAATCAATCGAAGAGGACGATTCACCGATAGAATCAGCCTATAAAATCAACGATAGCCATTCAGCTAACTCCGTATGTGGAGCTGGGATTATCGACGATTTGAGTGATGAAAATTGCCTGAAAGTATTTTTACAAAAGGCTTGCACAACAGCTAAAACTTTAGTAAAGTGGTGTCAACAGGCAAAAGCCTATTACCAAGAATTGAAAGAGGTGTAACATGGACAAGTACCAAGCTTTGTTTGTACGAGCAATTAAAAGTAAATCTCCCGACTTTCGTGTTAAACGTCTTTACTCTAAGTTTTACTGTTCACAGGTATCTGAAATCCACATCTGTCGAGTAGTAAGTAAAATCGTAGAAAATAACAACTTAATGTCTACTAAAGATTGGATTGATGGACTTAACCCCAGTAATGGTTGGATGTACGGTATTGATGAGAATACAAGCTACTACGAACGCTGCAACAAGTTAATGTACAGCTTTATTCGATTAACCGAAATCAGCAAGTTTGATAAATTTCCTCTACCGGCATTCTGGAGAAACAAATGACAAACACACAAGCATTCACTAAAGCTTTCTCCTTGCTTGAGAACGGAATTAGGACTAAGCTGTATAAATCTAATGGAATGTGGGTTTGTGAGGAGATAAAGTGATCAAATTTAAGCTCACAATCCTATGTGTAATTCTTATAATTGGTCCTATATCTTTAGCTGTAATAGGTGTTGGCGTAAGTTTGTCACAGAGCAATTGTGTAATTGAAGTATCTAAAACCCACAATGTAATTGAAACTAAGGAACTTTGCAAATGAAACACATCCAACAATACGTTGAACAAACATCATTCCAGAAATTCGTTAAGACATCTAAGCGAGATGGTGTAGAAGATTATAGTGATAAGACTAGTAAGCGCAATGGCTACAGCAAGCAACGAGAATTTAAACGAGATATGTGGAGTGTTGATTAATGGATGATAGTCTTAAAGTAGGATTAGGGTTGGGTATTTTAATTCTTATATGCTTTGGTATGTTAGCTATTGGGGCCACTATTGAAAATACTAACAGGCTTAAGTGTTTAGAAACTGTATCAGCACACAAGAATAATGTCTCAGAAATAAAAGACATTTGTGGGGTTAGGTGATGAAATTCATTGAAAACAATACATACACTCTACAAACTGACAAGGGGCTTGCCCCGTATAACAGTGTCAAAGTAGTGTGTACTTATGTTGAGGATGGCGTAGCCTATTTCCATTCTAAGACTACCCAAGATGTGTGGAATGTTCCAACAGAGCTAGCCTATAAGCTTGTACTTAAGACACATAAACTCTATCAGTGGAACTATGCTTATATGTCCTGGGATTCTGTTGAGAACACATTGTCTGAAGAAACAGCAGAGGATGTGTGGTCGAAACGAATGGGCTATCAAAGTTATTCATATGATGGAATGAATCAAGGAGATTGATATGGATGACATGGATAAAGGTATCTCTCTTGGACTGCTTTTAGGTGCATTCACACTGGTCGGTGGCATCTTCATGGCTTACATAACTCAGTCACCGGATGAGAAGTTTGTTAGAGATAAAGATAATTCTTGTAAAGTGGTTCAGCAGCAAGACACAGACGAGAAAATCTATTGTGGTAAAGCTTGTTGGGTACCTGCTGTCATCAATACCTATCAATGTGCCAATGGTAGAAGCTACACAATCACCGAGACAGATAGACGGTAAGAATAATCTGTTGACAGCTTCCTAGGAACCCTCTAGAATTCACTTAGTAGAACGACATTCTCTAGGAACAATAGCCATGAACCAATTAAGAACCCCAATGTTTACAATGCTTGATGGTGAGGAAGTTGTTCTGTTCCAACCCTATTGGTATGCTGATACACATAAGCTGTTCTTAATGTTTAGTGAAGATTATGGGATGTATTGCCCAGTGGTTTTTGACTGATCCTTTTGTGTTTGATTAATCTGAGAGGTGTAGTATGAAATATCCAATCAAGTGTTATGGACGTGTGTTCAATAATTCAACTGAGCTTCAAGATTACACAGACGGTTTAATTCTTTTCATGAAAAGTAAACCAAGCTTTGAGCTTATCAAGTTTGATTATCTGACTGTCAAACACTGCTACGATAATGGTGTTCTTAACCATCCAGATTACAAATACCTTATGAAAATCTGGCCTAAGGAATAACCCATGTACTCCCTAAAAGACATTGTACGAATCAATGACATCCTATCTGAATATCATGGTGTTAAATGTGTTGTTGTGAAGGTAGGATCTGGCAATCCTCCGAAGTACTATGATGTAGAGACACTGAACACAAAGACTCGGATTCGAGTGGTACAAGAGCAGATTATTGGGAGTGTTAAAAATAAATCAAAATAGTTGTTGACAGCTATGTGTAGGATTGAGATAATCATTACATCGAAACCAAACAACGGAGCAAGACGAGATGACTAGCCTGACCTTTGAAACCGCAGTAATGGCAATCTCTAAAGTAGCAGTGACTTATGAAGTTTCTGAATTAGAAGCCATTACTATTATGCAAGCTGCCGCTGCTAAAGCTAACGATGAAAAGTCTTTGGAAATTCTTTGTGATATAAAATCCACCTTGATTCTTAAACAATATGCTAAAGCATAGGACTTGGAATATGACTACTATAAAATTTAAAGAAATCAAACTGACAGCCAGCAAAAGTGGAAAATGTGCTTTCTGTGGAAAACAAGCAAAAAGAACTCAGCACTTCTGGCAAACTGTCAACCCATTTAACAAAAATACAGATGGATCAGTTAAAACATCTGATGAAATAAAGAAAGAGATTAGTAAAGAAGCCGAACTTTGGAAAGATAGCCCTGTATATCATATCAAGTGTGAAAGTAATTAATTTACTGAAAACAATTGGAGAACAATCATGACACACAATAGAGAAGACATTACAGATTATGGAATCTTGTTTATCATTGGTTTTATTGCTTTGTGTGTGCTGCTATGATTGTGTCGAGAACATGTCTTAGCTGATGTGTTATCGTTTTCTTGTTTTGAAGACATGTGAAATAATTGAAAATATGTGGTTGACAAGGTTGTTTGTTGTGGCTATAATTTAAGTATAGAAAGCAAACAGTAGATAGGAATTAAGATTATGACAAACCAAGAGAAAATAAAATATGTAAGCTTATTGACACTCGTTAGTGAAGATCTTGCCAAGGCATACTTGGAGGCTGAAGAGTGGCTTGTAGATGAAGCTGTATACACAATCAATGCTGAACGTAAGGACAGTATACTTGATGAATAGCATATGGTTGGCATGGTATCCTGTGAAGACGGTAAGTGGCTGCTGGGTATGGCTAAGGCCCGTCATTAAGGAATGGGATGAGTCACTTAAACCTTGGTGTGATGCTTATACAGGCTACAGCGGAACAGACGGTGGTTGGAAATACTATTAACTAGAGGCTTCATAATAATGAATATCTATCGAGCTAAACTTCTTTACAATGAATTCGAATCATGCTCTGAAGGCTCTACTGTTCAAGAAGCTATTGACAGGGCATGGGTTGACAGCCATACGATCCAAGGTGCTGTTGACTATTGGCACATAGCACTGATCGTATGGATACAAGGACTTGACAAAGTATGGAGAGTCTGTGAGGTTTGCCGTTTCCATGAGTACAAAGGTTGACGACGAACGGTAGGTATTCTTTTTAAAATAAGTGTTGACTGCTTTTCTAGCTGCTGTATACTGAACACAAGAAAGCAAAACAACCCAAAAGGAATACGAAAATGAGCCTGATCAAAATCCAAGAGTACGCAGTAGCAGCTTTCAAAGTAGCTAAAGTTGCACACGTAGATGCTGGTAAGAAGATGTCTGATCGTGTAGAAGCTACTCGTAAATACTGGATCAAGTTTGCAATGGATAAGAAAGGCTACTCACTGGAATCGGCTACACTGATGATCAAAGATTCTGAAGACATGGCTGACTTGGAGATGAATGCAATCTGAATACTAGCAGGATTTAATAAGCCTCTCACATGAGAGGCTTAATGCTATTCTTAATATGACTTCAATCACTCTTCTAGATTCCTTTCCGGAATACTGTAAATTGTCCTCAATACCTTATAGAATCTAGTGTACACATGTACTCTTAAAGAGGTATAAGTTACTAAAGTAGCTAGTATAAGGTGGGTGAAAGTATGTTGAAAGATTAAGCATAGGCACAAACCCCTCTCAATTCCATCATCCCAATATATGAACACAATCATTTAGTACACTAAATATTAGCTTCTTTACACTCTAGCTACAAATAATCCTGTACAAATCTCTTAAACAATGCTATATGAACACGATAGGTTTTCTCTACTGTTAGCCAAGAGTGTGATAGAAATCTTTGTTAGAGATTGTTGGAAATAAATGTAGACACCTATCTTCAAAGTGCTATACTAACTACACAGAAGCAAAACAACTTAGACAGGAATACAGACATGAAAAAGTTCTTTGCAGTGATGGTCAATGGTAAGGCTCACACTAAACAAGAAGTCACTTTGCAGATGTTCGAAGAACGTGGTTACAGTGTTAAGAAGTCTCGTGCCTATGGTGACTATGACGTCTTCACTAAGGACGGTATCAACAAAGTAGCAACTCTGTTTAGTAATCAAATTGAAGCTGTAGATTATCTTAATCAAGTAAAATAATACCCAACTATAGGAATACAGGCTAGTATTAGGACACTCTGGCAACGTTAGCTGTCTACCCATACACACTGTCAGCTAGATCAATAGCCCCTACAGAGAGGGGCTTTCTTATGCCTGTTGTTTAATTATCTTGTGCACTAAGTATTAGTATCTTAATAGACTCTTCACTAACATCCTTTGTGCAAGACATTGGTGTGTACAGGTGTGTCCTGATTAGTCTCTATCAGGATAGCTTAGGTGATAGATTGTGTTAATGATTAGGAGAGACTATTGGACAGAGAGTGTTGATGAATTGTTTAGGATATTTTGATATTATGGTTGACATGGGGTTGACGGGGTGGTAGGCTGTTAAGCCCCTCAGATATAGAGACAGTAAATTCATAGACAACGCCCCTTACAAATAAAGGCTTTCACATATTTCCAGACATAAAAATAGACACTTACTAATACAAGCTAAGTGTCTCTCAGAGGGGGTTGGGAAATTATACTGCCTAGAACTTACTCTTATATTATATATGTCTATTTGCTCTGTCACATAATACGTGGCTTACAGACACTTTAAGGGATTTTGAAAATCCCTTTAGGTCATTTCTATATCTTCTCCATATTCGTAACTCAGACCAATAGCCACAGCCCATGCACTGTATCTACCTTTCCAGTAAAGCTTTGGGTGTACTTTAATCAAAGACTTCCATGCACCGCCTAAGTCAAACCTGTCGTGGAGCAATTTGACAAGTCCTTTTTCTTCAAGTGATTTAAATACTCTACCTGCGTGTTTCTTACTCTTAAGCTTTAGTGCATCTTTGAAAGAGTCTTGCTCCACCACAGAGTAATTCCAAACAATAACATTCTCACACAGATATTTGAACAGCTTAGTTTCAGTTAAAGTGCAGTCTTCATTCCACAAGAAATCCAGAAGGAAGCCATCATCACCTTTACGATGTCTAGTTTTATCCGAACACAGCCTGTGCAGCTCAGACAAATCTTTAGCTGTATCCGGATGATTCTTTGGGATTGAATACCCTTGCGTATAAAAGTCTCTAAACGTTGTATTGTTGTTCCACTCGTAATCCCATATTTCTATGTATTCATCTAGGGTAACTTTCTTATATATTTCACCTGTATGTTTATCAGTTACAAATACAAAATCCCCATCTCTGATATAGAGTATGGGGTAATTTGCTATGTCGTCTGCTAGATATTCTTTTATGTAGTTTCTACCCATTGTGTATCCCGTTATCTTTTAGATATTCCATAAACCAAGCTCCTTCAAGAAATCCTTGAAAACGTAACTCTGTTTCTAGATTGTGGTAAATTGTATATGTCTTATCAAATTTAAGATCTGGTTCGGTGTATTCATGTAACATAAAATCCTCAAATCCCTTCCTTAGAAAGTTCATTTGATAGTTGCTATCTTCTTCAATCCTATCTTCATACTTTACTCCTCCCATCATTCACCCTCCACAAACTTAATCAATCGTTGTTTATCTTCTTCATTGTACAAATTAAAACAAGGAACTCCATTTGCTTTAGCTAGGCTCCATGCTGTTGCAGTCCCACCTTTAATCTTACCATGTTTGTCTACTTGTGCCCAACAGATAAGAAAGCTACTTGGATTATTCAAACCACTACCTAGGATTTGAAATGTATTACGTGCATGGAGAGCCTTAACTCCCTTTGAACACTTATCCCATGCTGGATGTGTCTCAGAGGCTAGGTGATAAGCCTCAGCTTTCTTAGGCATTCTATCCAGCACTTTGTACCAATCTTTGTAGAACTCGTCGTAAATTACAAAGCTAGCCCATGGAATATATAACTGAGCTAGTGTGACACGCTCATCAACCTGTTCAGCATAAGCCTTAGCACCAAGTTCAAAGGCAGTGTCAGCACCTCCAGCAGCACCTGAACGTAGAATGTAACCCTTCTGTGCAAGCTTGAATGCAATATCTTCCATAAGCTTGAGGATATCTTTGGGTGTCTGCCTTGATCCAATCCCCGTATAATATTTCATTTGCACCACTCCACCATAATAAACAAGAATCCATCTTCAATATGACTGGAGTGTTCATCTTCGTATGCAATAGCATCTTCAACTTTATCAAAACGTCCTATGATATCCCACCGCTCATCGTCATAATCTTTTCGATAGCAGTGTGTAACTGTATAACTAATATTCATTCCCGACCCCCATCCTCTAACCAACTCCGATAAGCCTCTACTGGTGTCTTTCCCACACCACAAGCATAGTATATTTCCCAATCCTTGTTAGAAGCGTCTCCTTGTGGAGTATCCTCATCTGGTATTGTGCAGATATAGTGATCAGGACTTAGTCTGTTGATTACCCCATCAGCCCTAACTATTCTTGGTTTCATTTCGTCTCCATACATCCAGCAGCTAATGTCTTACCTGTAAAGCTCGGAACAATCATTGTGAAGTATGTCCCATTACGCTCAATACACATCTTACGAATGTGTAGGTAATCATCTGTGTTGATTTGATTACAACCTGAAACAGTAAGTAAACAGAAAGTCAATATTACATATTTCATTGAATAAACACCCCACTAGAACACTTCTCACAACCCTTATACCAAATCATGTAATTACCTCCTTTCCAATAAGACTTAGGTATTCCTTTATGGTAACATTTGAAACATGTGAGTTCTTTCATTCTTCTCTCCTAGAAAATCTGACATTATATTTCATACCAAAAGATTCTACTTCCACAACAGTATTCCCCACCATAAACATAGTGTTGTATACAGGCATCTTCTGAAAGATAAGATTTGCTACATCCTCATCTGTACCACCGTACACAAATAGCTCTGTGGTTAGTGGAGAATACTCATCTTGAGGATATTCTTCAAGAATCTTAGTTACACCAATAGCTTCCCAATCTGACCAAGATATCATCTAATCCTCCATCACAATAGTTTCATAACACCAACTACGCCAATGCTCATCACCACATCCACACGGGCAAGAATACTTAAACCCTTTCAATCCAGGATCTTGCTGTATACAATACTCTTGTGCAGACTTATGGTCAACAAAGACTTTCTCAGGGATATTAATCAAGCCCGGAGTATCATCTAAAGGCATTTCATATCACTGCACTAGATAAACTATTTTCTCACTCACTGTTCATCCTCCCAATAAACATAATCACTCCAGTCAGCATCACAAGCACACTCTGATGGTTCGTATGCACAACAGAAGCAAGCTCTGATATCCAATACCTTAGACCCATTACAAACTCCACACACTGTATCTAGTGTAAGATGTTCTTCTAGATATTTCTCATCCCTGTCTGCACAGAACTCACAAGGTCTTGTTGTCATAGTAATGGTAGCTCTACATATCTGTATTTATAGGCAAAATTCTTTTGGTTGCACAATAGACAAACCTCTTCAGCAGCATCTTGAGTAGAATGGACACTCATCAAATCCCGCATACTGTCTTCTTTCCACTCTCGATAAACAACGTACACCTTCTCCATAATCTATCCTCAACAATAAGCTGAACACTTCCTACACGGGCACGATAGGCCCATAGGCTTCATACGTTCTTCTACAGGAATGCTATCCCACAGACATTTTGTTTCATAGGTAATATAATAATTAGGTTGTTCTTCGCTCAACCACCCAAATCTTTTATACCGTGCAACACTCTCTTCCATCTCTTTGCGAAGTTGTTTTAGTTCATCTTCTACGTTTTGCATACGATCTTCTAGTGTTTGATTCATTGTTCTTTCCTCAAATAAAGCTCATCACCGGTTGTCATGTACATAAACCACATCCTTGCTTTATGTCTGGCCTCTCTAGGTGTTTTCCATGTACCGACCATGAATCCATCTGAGTCAATAACATCAAACCATTTTTGGAATATACCTATTAGGTGCAATTTTAATCATTTCTCACTAACCTTCTTTAAAGCATGTTGATATCTACCAAACATAATATCAAAAGTTTCTTCAACACTCAAGTTGTTTGGTTTAGGTTCTCCATAAATTTGGTCTAGAAAATACTCCCCATACTTTCTAACTTCATCTTTAACCCATCTATCCCTGTAGTCAGAATCTTTTAGAAGTCTTTGTTCATCAATAAATTCCCTCAAACACATCTTCCCACTCTTGTGCTCAGATTCCTCACAACATTTATGTTTAGGTCTTTTACCACATGTGCATAGGGGTTCAGTCATTTTATTTACCTATCAAATGTAAGTAGACACCAATCGAGCCTAATACAGTTCCAATAGCAATTTGCCAAATAGGGAAAACTACAAATGTAAAAGCAATCAGCATACCAAGACCTGCACAAAGCACACAAGCAATAAATCCCATGACTAGTAGGTAAAGAAGCCCTATTAGTGTTTTAAGATATTTCATTTATTCCTCCAATAATTCTCGCATTCAGGCTGATAACAACCTTTTGATTTAAAGAATAACCAATTAGGCTTCATTCCACTACCACATAGTGTGCAGGGGTCACCATTGCAGCCTACACGCATTAATGGTGATTTAGGTGGTGCACAAGGAGCTTTTGGTCTAATAACCCCCTCTGGCATTGGTATAGGTTCTTTAGCTGTCATTTTATTACTCTCCCATTAACAATCCCGAAATGTTCCTGAAGTATATCACACATCACTTGATAAGCAACAGGACTTTTCTCTTTCATCATAGCCCTGCCTGTACCAATACCATCTTCAGGGAATACAATCACTTTACCTTGTGAAATCTTGTACAGATTACGTAACGATTCCTTTACAGCCTCAATCTCTTCCGGCTGGTCACTAAAGAATGCCCAATCATCCCAAGACGGGTATCTTTTTGTGGGGATACCGAAGGCATTGGGCTCACCTCTGATGATAGCTTGTCCACCTTTGCCAAATGCTTTGAGATTATCACCAAAGACAAATATCTTATTTGGGTAACGTCTGCACACTGGAGGGGATAAGATTTTATGGTACTCAATTATCAAAATCTCTCCTATTTAAATTTATTACCCCGATTATAGCTAGCCTTCTTCCATTTGTACAGTAATCTTTCCTCTTCTTTCTGATAATCATCAGCATATTTTAAATATTGACTTGCTAGAAGGAGTGTATCTGGATGATCTGGGTCAAGGGAATCTGCTAGCTTTCTGTAGTAGGCTGGGACACTTGGTTGTTTTAGGTCGCGCTTCGACATTAAGGGGTATCAACCCACAACTCGTTAATCCAACAATCGTACATATAAGGTCCATTATCCCCAATCAAATAATTGATAAGCTCGTCCAAATATTCTTGTGCATCTTCTTTTGTTGTCCAGATATTTTTAGAATAGACAATATTAAATCCATGTGAGTCTGTTTGGTATACAGCTTGGTAGTATTTCATACTCTCTCCTATTTGTTTATGTTTAGTATACAATGCATAACTTGGTGTTTAATTAGAAATGCATTGTATTTAATATCAGTACTCAGCCCTACCACCAGATTTACAAGTTGGTCTCAATGTCATTACCCCATTCTTCAATAAGATCGTCTAACCGACAAGTATTATAACTATTTATACTGTCCCATGGAACAACAAAGTTAAGATAAGCGTCAATTAGAGTAATACCTTTTACATCTTCTAACCAATCAATAAAATCTACAATTGTATCTCGTTCAGAACTCATATCTTAAACATAATATAACCTTTCTCGATAGCGTCAGCAAGTTTCACAAGCTGCATATTTCGCTGTGGGAGGTATGTGTAGTATTCCCCATCTTTCTTAACAAGACTAAATACAGCATTCTCAACATCTGCAAAGCGAATAGATGAAATTGATTTCAATACAAATCCCTCTTGTGCTGTGTAGAATGATGTCACTCCATTAATTGTACGTACTTTGATGTGATTGCTCATTTACCCATCTCCATTCTGTTTTCCCAATCCCTTTTAATATTTTCCCAACCACCAAGAGCGTAAGACTTGTATCGAGGAATAATATTTTCTTTCTCTCCTGAGTTACTCCAATCAATACCGCACAGCAGAAATTGTGTAAGAAGCTCATTATTTACATAACGCCAGTCTGAGAAATCTCGGACAACGCGAGTAAATTCTATTAAATCTCCAATGCACATTCTCACATCTTTACACATTTCTTCCTTTCTACGCTCACGCATAATTTTAAAGGCTGCTTCATTACGCTCTTTAATACTAGTTTCCATAATAAATCCCCTTCTCTCGTCGTTCAGCATCTGTATCAAATACACCAGTCCAGTAAGCTTTTGTAAACATCATCCAGCTTGTTTGGGTATTCAAGTCTTGGAAATACTTATCCAATGTAGGGTGTAGCTCAACATCCATACCCCAAGACTTTGCAAGGGAGAGGAATGTCTGGAATTGTTCTTCGTGTGATTTAACCATTATCTTTGTCCTGCATCTTGTAAACTGAAAGAATTGCAAGAGGGACGCTGACAGGGAAGAACAAAGCTGCAATAAAGCTCCCTTTCAGATTAAATTTATGCTTGGCTGCATAGCAACACAGAGCATCGTTGTGGATTGTTAACAGAACACCTACAACATAGATTATAAATAACATATTCCTCTCCTAAAACAATCGGTAAAATTCATATAACAAATATAGTGTAGATGATTACCCTGTACGTGTCAAGCTTGTTTTACTTAACTCGTCTAGAATAGGGTAAAACTACGCCAACTTTACCACTTTCGTTTGATTTCTAAACACTATCTCGACCTAAGTAACAGACTAATCTTCAAAGAAGGGTAAAAAGCTTCTCCACTCCCTTCTTAGAGCCCGTGTCTTTGGTCAATGAGTTGTTAACCTCTTTAGACCAAACACAAATAAAATCATCAGGCATGTTGTATTCAGACACAAATACTTTATGGCCTTCGTTGTGACGATCACGACACCATTGATAAAAACGCTCGTGGTCAAAATCATCCTTATACTTTGTAGTCCCAGCATAAGGTGGATCACAGTAGATAGTTGCCTTCCCACAACGACTAAAATCAATATCAAATACAGACTTATTTTGGAAGTGTACACCTAAAAGATTCTTTTGCTGTTTTAGCAAACTTTCGTAAGACTTACGGCTTTGCTCATTCTCATTAAATTCTTTTAATTTTGGATCTTCTTTAGTACCTGCAATATCTCGTCGATACCCGCCAAACCATTTACCCCCAAATGACATTGCAAAACCTACATAACCAGTAAGTGCTTTATTCTGATCTTTGTTAGATCGTACATTTGAGTACATATCCTCTGTAATAAGTTGATTGGGCAACCAACCTTTACTCACAGATTGCCACAAAGCAATCAGATATTCATGTACATCACAGCCCAAACGCTTAGGGGCAATCAACGGATCAACCTTATCAATCATGTTAGCCCCGCCAACAAAAGGCTCTACATACCACATATCAGGAGTATGGTCTTTCAAGATAATTGGTAGCAACTCTTTTGCGTGACGTGCTTTCGATCCCATATATTTCATTAGTTGTTATCTCCTTTATTTTCTGAGAATTCAAGCACTAACCCCACCATAGCTACAGCCGTCCATGTAGAATTAGCATTTACAAGCTGATTTAGGTTACTAAAACCTGTTGACTCGATAAACGCATCCATGTCCACTCCAGTCTTCTTGCAAGCTCTTCGGATATACTTTGTAGCTGATGCTGGGATGTACCAATGGGGCATGGTTAGCCTATATTTTGATGCAATCTCTCGCCAGTATGGCTCGTCTGCATAATCTGTTTTCAGATTAGCCTTAGCGTACTCTTGGTCAGCTAGCCGTCTCTGTTTGATATCCTCTCGTTGTTGCTCAGTCATCGGAACTAGATGTGTCATTTTGTCCCCTCAAGAAATTCTAAGTAATCCATACAACCTTTTGTGAAGGCATCCCCGTTCAGATATTTAGCCACAGAGTGAAAAGCAATTGTGCCACCTTCTTTATGTTTAAACTCAACACGCAGGTGGTCGTGTGAATGAAGACACCACCCACCTTTGATAAGCTGCCCTGCTTCCAGTAACCCATTAAACCAATCAGACTTCTTATATTTACTCATAGCAATCCTCTTGCGCATTCTTTTGCACATCTTAGACGATTTTAGCCGAAGATATGCACTATATTTCACTTATATGGTTATTCCGATATTCATAGAACATTTCTTAACCAAATAGCTATGAATATCCTTAACCATTTCTTCTGTAAAGCTATACCCTTCCTTAGTCTTCTCAATCACAAGGTCTCGTGTAACATCCCAAGCTTTAGATTGACATTCTTTGAACACAGCATCGTGCCATCTGTTATACATTGGTGATGTGATAATAACATTCTGCTTTGGTGGAGCAATTGTACAGCCTGTTATGACAACAGTCAAGGATATTGTCAGGATAAGCTTTACAGAAGAAATATTCATTTTGGTTTGTCCTTGAGGTCCTTCCTCAGTGAGACTATGTTTTAGGTTTCCACAGTTTTGCAAATTTCAATACATTAGGTATGGCATCACTTTCTACAGGAAACACCACAAGACAACTCTTCTCTCCACTTAGTGTAGTATTCTCGTGACCTTCCCAGCAAATAAGTGCACTACGAATATTTTCAAATTCTTTACGATTTACTCGTAGTACCACCTTTCGAAAAGAATCTTTAAGCCATAGACGATAATCATCTTCATATTCCCAAAGCATATGGGCATTTAGAATGCTGTGAGCTACAAGAGTTGGCACCATAAAATCTGACACTTCGTCAAGTACAGCAATGTAAAGTTTACTATAGTTCATTTTCCTTCTCCTTTAGAGATTCAATGTAATCCAACACATCTTGAGTCTGTTGTACAGCGAAACTGATCAAATCATTTGGTGGAATATCACAAGCTTTGGCTATACGCTTGCAACGACGATCACATTTGTCAAGATCACGTTTTAGGAATTCAAGTTCTTTTGCTAATTTATCTTTAGTCACTCAAGATCCTCCTCGGTAATCTCTGGAAAATTATAACCTTCATCCTTAAGAATCTGTAGACGACTGAGTAAAGTTTCCTTGTCATCAACAAATCTTTCACCATCATATTTCAAACCAATCCTCTTGCGTTTACAAGATTCTAGGAAACTCATCTGGGCTTTGTGTTGTTCTGCCCAAAGCTCTCCTAACTCCTCTGTGTAAACATCCGGAAGAAAGATTGTATTATCTACTTTTGGTACTGGGCCAATAATACGATTGCTAGCAACATGTGTGTAATAAGTTCCTTCTCCCTCATAAATATAAAGATCACAAGACCAGTTCATACTGGACCATCTACACAGAGCCATAAAACCTCCTAATTAATTTATAAATCCATATTAACAAAAAGAGCAGCCAATCACAAGGACTAGCTGCTCCATAAATTTCTATTCATCTTCAAAAGTTGATAGATTCTCTTCATGATAACTCTGAAGCATTCTACTAACCTCATTATCATTCCAACCCTGACCTAAGACAATCTCTTGATACTTCTGTCCAGCATATCGAGCATGAGAATATTCATCACACCAGCACCAATTACCATCTTGGAATAAATAAACTCTGTCACGATTCATATAAAGTACCTCCTCACAGATATTTGGAATAAAGCATGTATTCATAAGCTGGGTCTACAAAGCTTACAAGATTACTTGTAGTTCGAATGTGTCCAGTTTTCTTGTTTAGTTGGATATTCACAATATTCACAATCTTAGCGGCCTTAGCTTTACGGATTTTATAGTGGCTGAAGTCAAATGGTGCTTTAAAGTCTTTACCATGCCAATCACTGTAAACATTATTGTGTAAGAGGCAAGCAGTGTGTACAGAAATACTTTTACGAGCTTTGTTCTCGTAGTCATCACTTACAAAGTGTGGTGAACCAAATAGACGACCTTCGTATTCATAATTAAGTCCACGCATGAACTCTGTTAAGGATTTAAATTGAAGCTTATATGTGTCAATGATTTCTTCTGGTAGAAGGGTGTTCTCTGTAGCTGTCATTTAGGTTCTCCTTTAAATTGTTCTGTCTTAACGTTGTATTTGTTTAGATAATCAATCCCATCAAGTTTACGATAACTTTCTAAGTAAACTACTCGATTTACTTTTGCCCTCACTAGAAGCTTTGCGCACTCGATGCAGCAGCTCAATGTTACGTAGACCGTAGATCCTTTTGCGCTAACTCCTTGTTCAAGCATTTTGCCTAAGCAGTTCAGTTCTGCATGTATCACTTCCTGATTTCCTTCCTTTGAGTAATCCCATATATTCGGACCTCCACTCGCCATACCGTTGAATCCCACAGAAAGCATGCCTGACTCTGGTACAATGACACAACCTACAGCTTTACGTGGACACTTACTCTCTTGCGACACACGTATAGCTAAATCCATGTAGAGATTATCATACTTCATAAGTCAACTCACGAATATCACCAACACTTAAGTCTTTTCGTTGACTACCACACACCACTTCTTGATACATATCTCCAACTGTGTTTCGGAGTTCTTTAAAGGTTTCTCCCCAAGGACCAGTAATGAGAAGTGTAACACAACCTTTACTTCGTGTGATTCTATGATAAGAATTCTTTGGGATAAACAAAGCTTTTGAACGACTACGAAGACACTTTATAATTTTATTACCTTGCAATACTTCTTCTGTGTAATCACCTTTCAGAAGAAAGCTATAAGCATTGAAAGCGTGAGTATGGAAACGATCTTGCACACCTTTTGATTTGTGGAAGTTAAATAATTTAATACTGAACCACTTTTTATATTCCAGAATAGTTAATTCAGTAACTGATTGATCACCTAAGTCAATCTTTTTCTTCTTGAAAAATACAACTTTCATATTCTCTCCTATTTCTTTCTAGTGGCAGTTCCACGACAACTCAATTCACCACTCTCAGATTTACTCACTGTCTTCTGTAGCTTACTGGCTACGACAGTGTAACGTGATTTACCGTATACAGAGTCAATGTATTCCTGAGCTACTTGTCGTGAAGCTGTATGGACAAAGACATACTCTCCCATAGCATTCTGTATGTAGAATGTAGACGGCGGATTGAACTCGTAATCTGTGAAAGTGTTGTAGTCAATGATGGTTACTTTAGGCTCTTTGACTTTACTTTCACTCATTGCCAATCTCCCTGAGCGTATTCTAGATCAGGCTCATACCTCCATGAGCTATCTACTTCAAAGTCATGATCATTCAGTGCCAAATAATCATCAAACTCATCCCCGAGTTCGTTCACCATATCGTTTAGGGTCATTTTAGTCTCCTTTGTGTTAATCTGTCGCTATTGTAAGCCGACAGATTGTTAGAGTCAAGCTTATTTTGTAGTAATGTCAAAACCTTCGGGTTGCATAGCTGGTTGCACAGTTTTAGCTTTAGATTTACGGGCTAATTTCTTAGCAGCTTCATCTTTTTGTTTGTCGTATGCAATTAGAGCTTTTGTGACAGCTTGTTCAACAATTTCCTCAATTGAAGGCATGTCATCAAAATCTTCTTCTTGCTCAAGAGGCCCTTCTTGTCCACATGCAGGATTACCACATTGGCAAGGTAGGTTTGCCCGGTACTCCTGAAGATTATCCAAACGATCAGCAATTGTTTCTGCATCAAAATAAAACGGTGTGCCTTTAATCACATCGGATAGCTCTTCATTAGACAAGAACCCACTATACACATTTTCATAAAGGCGTTTAAGTTGCTGACGACTAAAGTTCGCATGTTCAAAAATATCAGTGTCCTTTGCCATGATTCCGTAAGAACTCGTGTGAATCATTAGACTAGAAGTGTCATCTAAGATCCACTCCCGGCAGGAAAGCCCAATGATAGACCCCGCTGAAGCAACTTCAGGCCCTAGAATAGCAATTGTATGTGCAGCACAACTATTCAAACTCCGAACAAACAACATTGCAGTGTAGAGGTCGCCGCCTGCTGTACACAAATCCAGCACTACGGTATCTTGTTCAGACGCCCCATTAATCAAATCAAATTCATCACTAAAGTTTGATGGTTCTGTAATATCCTCATGAATCCGAATAACGTGAGTCATACCGCCATTATGACTAGATGAGATTCGGGACTTCTGTGGCAACAGCATTAGTTCTTCGTGTTTCATATTTCACCCCTTCTCAAAATAAAATGCTTTAACAAGCGCCTTCGTCAACTTACTACGCCGACCGCTATCCTCAAACGTGAAGTTTACAAAACCAATGTTGTTTTCCAATTCATAAATATCTTCTTTATCTAGAAACTTTGGCGGGTTCTCTTTGATACTCTCCAAAAGTTGACTGAGATACAACAGTCCAGTTTCTTTCTTGATGTCTTTTTGACGCCAGTCCCCCGTCAGGCAAAGTTGCGCGCCATCCCCAACCCGAGTAGTCATCATTTGCATAAGGTCAGTATCAAAGCCTTGCGACTCTTCACACAAGACCATAACACCATCCTCAAAAGAGTATCCACGCAGCCATTCGACGCTTTTGAACTCTACAACTTTCTTCTCAAGCATATATGCAAGTTGTGCTTTACCGAGAAACTTACTCAAATGTTCCAAAATACTTGTAAAGATCATTGACAATTTTTCTGTTTCAGTGCCAGGAACTGCACCGATTGTACGACCGCAAGACTCATAAGGACGAACTAGGAAAAGTTTATGGATAGCTTTATCCCGCAATTGGTTTGCTGCGTGCCAAGCTGCCAGAATTGACTTACCACCACCTGCTGGGCCTTGTAGTGCTACAATTTTGCGACCTTCTTGTAGATAATAAGCTCCAAGCTTCTGTGCATCCCCAATTGGAGTAAAAGGCATTGCATTGAAAACTTTTTCCTCAGCAAATTTGTCACGATTTACAGCAGAGCCTCCTGTCTTAGTTTTACGAGTACGAGTTCTGGGAACTGCCACTTCTAGGCCGTCCACCTCCATCATGATCTGTCTTTGCTTCGCGCCCAAGATACCACCTCACTACGTTAATTAATATTACCAACCATTCCTACTTCACCACAAACACAACCTCACCACTTTCCTCTACACTTTTCTTCCAACTCTGCCTTTCCCTAAGCTTCTCATCCATATTAATCTTATTCTCAACCAATTGCAATACTTTTTCAACAATCTCTTCAGGATAGAAATAGTTCTTATCTCCAAGATCATCACAAACTTCATCTACCCAAGCTAAGTATTGACTTAGTATAAGTTCCTTATCTTCTTTTGTAAAGATCATGTTAGATATTCTGAAGGGATGTCACTAAAGCTTTGTGGAAAACTTCCACCCTCCTCAAGCCAATCTCCATCAACCTCAAGATTTTGTGTTTTAAAAATACTTTGATTTTCAACAATATCTAACCACTCATGTACAGGAATAGAATGACCCTCTGTTAAAAGATTATTGTCAATATAAATACCACACCAGTCACCATTACTACTTGATACATATGATAAATCGCTCACTGTATTCTCCTGTGTACACCTATAAGCTAACATTCTACACTACATCGTAAGCCTATACACTTACAAATCCTTAATCTCTGTCTCAATCGTCGCAATAGCCTTCTCAAAAGATACATCACCTTCCACTAGTGTAGCAACTGTTGCAAGGATATTCAAGAGATATTCTTTACCATCACCGACATAATACACTAAACCAGATTCTGATGTGTACACTCCGTTTGATAGTGTTCCTCGTGTTGTGTTCATTACTTGTTCTCCTTGCTTTTGTATGATTCTGCAAAAGCCAACCAACCTTTCTTATCACATCGCTCTAGAAAAGGTTTTGCTAAATATAAAATCGCTCGTGCATTTGCATAATAGTCAACACCCTCTCCTCGACTACCCCATAGACTACCTTTGCGCAGACAATTAAATAAAGATTGTAAAGAGTAGCCACTGGGATTGCTTGCTACATCCAAACCATTTTTAAAAATCCAGTCAATATTACTCTCAATATCTCCTTTGTTCTTTAAATAGTCTTCCCATTCATTCAACTCTTCATAACAGGATTTTTCAATAAGCTCCATCTGGTGTTCATGATACCAAGAAATTTCTCCTCGACCTTGGATATGGATGGTGTAGGAGTGTATATCTGAACCTCCGTATTTGTCCTTGTATGAACCAATTACAATAGCCTCCATACCACCTTGGAAATGACTCATGTGTGGACCAAGGTCATCTGCAACTTTTACTTTATCCCCTTTATTAAACTTTTGCATTGCGCTCTCCTTAAAAGTCTTCAACGATCTGCTGATAGCTAGCAGCACTCTTCAACACAGATTCTAGCACTTTCCCTTGATAAGTCAAGCCATTATGAATGATCACTAAAAATTCTTTTTCAAATGGCACTTGCAAACAGTTATTAGTGTACTTTAGTTTCTTCAAAGGCAGCCCTTCAGTATTCCCATACTTTGCATCAAAGGCTATGACGCCAGATACACTTCGGATATTACCAGAGAAGAAATGTAAAAACCCACTCTTGCAGCGAAAGACAAGGGATGTACGTTCATCGTTAATGATCAGGCTGTCTAGTGTTTCTTGTTTAAGTTCTTTGAAATCTGTCATTGACCCTCCTTCTTGATATATTTCACACTTCCACTTATGCCATTACCACCAAACCCACCTGTTGCACAATCATCGGAATTTCCACTCTTAGGGTAAAATCCTGCTGCACGTTCAGCTTTGATGAAAGCTTCTTTACTAACTTCTTTCTCTCCAAATTCTTCATGTTTTAGGTAGTACTTAATATCATAATCAGTCATCCTATTTCTCCTCATAATTTGGTAGGACATTATCCCGAGTGTAAAGGTTGTTCGCTTTCAAGACAGAGGATAGCACATGATTCTCTTCTGTCAAAGCTTTCTTTTCCTCAAGAGTCTGTTTCACCAAATACTCCAGTGCCTTGTGATAAGGCATATTCAGGATATTTGGGCGCATAAGTAGTTCCTGCACAGTTCCCGATAAGCGATCTGGATCAAGAGAAATTAGAAAATTTATTTGATCTGGCTTCATTACGCTTCTCCTATACCTAAGTGTGAATTCACTTCCATATTCTTTAAGTTAAAATAAACTCGTGGATCAATTTTATCTTTCCATTCATCCGCAAGAGCTTTTAGATAGTTCTCTTTTTCTGATTTATAGCAAAGCATTGCTTGAGACTTATCTGCGAAACGCCCCAAGCTTCTAAGTTTCCCTTTAGTAGAAATTTTAGCCTGCCATGTTGACCTGTCACTGTCAAATGTAACCCCTATGTCCTTACCTGTCCCCGTTACATCACAGTTAAGAATGCAACTGTTTATCTCACTAGGGACAAATGAACAGGTTTCTGGTCCATATATCTTATTACCAATAACACAAAGGTCTTTATCTAATTGCCAACCCTTCACAAAATTATTTTCATACCACTCAGAGAAATTCTGAAAATTATGCCATACCTCATCTACGGAACAACCTTTATACGTAGAATAGTTTAGTTTGTTTTCAGAGTAAACTCTGTCTATCATCCCAGTCCAAACAGGAAAAGCTTTTGAATATGAATCGTACTTGCCAACCCCCATGAATCCTACCCCTTGATATATAGGATGGAAAGGGTTCATAGGATATCCTGATCGTATTCCTTGTGCCCGTACTATACACTCGTGGGCTGTTTTATCTAAAAACTTTATATGGATCGTACAGGAATCGTAATATTCAATAACCTCATATTTGCAACCTTTAGTATTTGTATAAATATCTCCTTTGTTAATAGATGGTTTTCTACTACCGACCCTTTTAATCAATGAAGCTGTTACGTCTCTAGATTGCAAATTAATTCTCCTTTAAATTTAACCAACGTATCTCGTTTTCTTTCATGTGTTTTCCCACCCAAGTTGTGGGATTGGCTCTGTTGAAAACCAGTAACCTTCTTGTACCGTGAATAAATGAAAACTACCAACAGTAAATAAATCATGTGCGTAAACCGCCCCAGCTTCGCAGTCAATCCACACAACTCTAGGGATATCTTCGTAATCTTCAGAAAACCAATAGTACCCCGATTTTCTTGGTAATTTTTGTGTCCACTTCATCAAGCCCTCCAGCAGGTATTCATATTGTAAGGTGGTACCAAATAGATTTCAGCAAATGCGTTTGCAGATTCTCTTGTGGAAAACTCAGCTAGTTTCTCACGTTTGTAGAATATTGCAAAGCGTTTCTTGCCATAGGGTTTTTCTATTAGCTTGAGTTTGGTCACGAAATCAACTCCAATTCCTTAATGAATATATCGTGCGGATATCCTTCTAGGTCATTCTCAGAAATCTTCAGTAATGTAGAGTATGCGTCATCATATTTTTCATAAACTCGACTAAGATAGACTTTCTCAAAACCTTCATCTGACACTTGGTATACAATCTGATAAATTTTCATTCGTTCTCTCCTTGTGTATTTGATAGAAGAATCATAGCATAGTGATCCATGGATTGCAAGAGTATTTTTGAGTAATTTATGGGTGGTTAGATTTTATTGGAATAGGTGGTTGACATGGGGATATTTTAGGAGTAGTCTTGTTTATATAAATTAGGTAGAAAACAGAGAAAGTACCGAGTAGAATGAGGAGAAACCCTTATAAACCGTGGGCTGTAGAGCATTTAGTGTACTACAATACATCTATCTACTAACACCATACTATCTCTCTACTCTTACTAATCAGTCATAAGGAGGATAATTGATTGATCTATGAATTAAGTCATATGACAGAATATGATGTATATGCAGTTAACCTACAGTGTGTTAGAAGCTATATCTATTACCATGAATCTAAATACTATAAGAAGATAGTAGACGATATCATGGAACATACTAGGTACAAGTGGGAAGATGCAGTTAGGTGGTGGGTTTCTAACTCCGCTCGTGCAATCAAGAAGAAAGCTAATGGATTTGTCTTTAGCTTGGATAGGAATGCATACAGTAAGACAAAGCAACGTATTAATTATAGAAAGGTTAAATCTCTTGTTGATTTTCTGGAACAAAAAGGTTATATTGACATTTATAAAGGCTATGTTAAGTCTTGGAAGATGGAGAAAGGAAAGCTCATTCCGGATGAAGCTATTGCTTCTTGCATGATCTTCAGAAAGCGTACAAAAGAGATGTGGGAGAATGTAAATACCTCATACAATCTGTGGAAAGAATTGGAAGAGAATGATCTGGCGATCATTCGTGATCGGGAGACTAAAGAACAAATGCCTACTCGTGGACACAAAGGTTTTAAAGAAATTAAAAATGAGGTAAGAGATATGAACGATACACTGCAAGGCAGCTCAATTACATTTGATGGTGTTCCTATTGCTGACGTATCTTATCGCCGCATCTTCAGTGGAGATATGGATAGCGGAGGTCGTCTGTATACTCTCGGTGGAGGTGTTCAGTTATTACCTCAACATGTGCGGGCATCATCCTTAATGATTGATGGTGAATCATCTGTGGAGCTGGATTACTCCGCAATTCATCCCTCAATCTGTTATCAATTGATGTACAAAACAAATGGGTTTAACATTTATGATGTAATGGGTAAGGACTTTTCACCATATGATGCAGATCTATCATTCCTTAAGGTTGATGGCAGGTTGAAAGAAGAATGGGAGAAGAAAACAGGCAAGAAACACAACCCTATTCGTCAATTAGCCAAGTTAGCTATCTTGATTGGCATGAACTCCAATGATAAGAATAGCGCAGCTTGGACACTCGGAAATAAAGTCAAACAAGACCGAGCGAAGGCAATTAAAGATCAAGACTTCTATGCCCTGATAGGAGAAACAGACTATTGCGCTGTCCTTGAGGCTGTTCAAAGCCACAACGATTTCATTAAGGATCATTTCTTTTCTGATTCAGGCATTGTTCTTCAAAACATAGACAGTAAGATCATGATGCGTATTGTTGGTGCAATGGGGACAAAGGGTCATACAGTGCTGGCTTATCATGACAGTTGTTTGGTAAAAGCTTCTGCTGAAGATGACTTGCGTGAAGCTATGTATTCGGCATGGGAGACAGTATTGGGAGACACAACATTTTGTAAGGTAGACAAGAAATGAAAATTGAAAAGTTTGATAAAAGTGTTTCCACAGTAAAATATAAGTTCGGCAGACTAGGATGGACGTTTCATTGGGTACATGAGCATTGCGATTCATTTACACTAATTGATTCTCATGGGATTTGGAGAGGTTTGTTCGGAAAATTAATCTGGTTAGAGAAGAAGTCTAACTATAAATAATTATTTTCACAAACACTTGACTTTGAGAAATCTATAGAGTAGTATGTTTCTTATAGAACTTAAATAACTTTGTGTTGGAGGTGTAATATCAGATGCCGATGCTGTAATTTACCTCTTTCGTGGAGGAATTTTAAAATGAAACAAGACGATGGAAGTGAAGAAGACTTCTGTACAAACTGCTTAAACATTGTCTATAACATAGATCAGTACGAACCAAGACAGTATACGTTTGAGCAAGAGTGTGATCCTTTCCATATTCCAGAAACATATATAGAATAAATAATGCTTGCTATTGTCATGTAATAATGTTACAATGTTGTATGGATGATATGTTTTATCTGAAAGCAAGCCTTGGTGATATGGCACAACTCTAGCCATTTCCATATGTTCGTCGGTAGGGTGAGAGTAAGGCTAAAAAGATTTATGAGAAGCCAGATAACCCTTCATTTGGTTATTGAAAGGTCAGACTACCACTGACGGCAGCTACTGGGATACTTTGATATTCTGGTCTGACGCTGACACAGCTTCTCACTTAACACATTCAATCTTGACGGAGATTGTCTAATTCCCTTTAAGGGGCTTGAAGAATTCTGACGAGAGTTTAAAGTCTTCCATTGTGTAACTGGGAGCAATGAATCAGCTGAAAGGCAAAAAGAGCATGCAGTTCAATTCTGCTCGGTAGCTGAGGGTTGGTACGCAACCGTTCGATTCGGTTCTGGTCTATCTGGTGATAGAAGCTTGACTGATGGAAAGACATCACAAATTTCGGATGAGTAGTCCCAGGATTCTTCTAAAGTCCTACGGGTAATTGGAACTGTAAATGTGGGATCGTACCCCATCTCATCCTCCAAAGTTTCACCCACAATCACTAAGATTAAGTCTAAAAAGATTGTGGTATTCACGCTGTCATCTCCTCTCCTAAGACAGCACTTAAAGATATTTCAAGTCTCCTCTCACTCCTCATTCTTGAAATATCTTTGGCCTTGGATAGATTATAAGAGTTCTCTCCTTCTCGTATAATCTTCGCTAACAGGGCCATTTCTTAAGCGTTCTTCTTCATTATGAATACTACAGGGCATAGCCGGTAAGTTCGCTTAAGAAATCACTTATTCATAGGAATATACATTATGACTACCAAGAATAAAAACCCTAGTCTGGCAACAAGATTTGACGGTCCAAAGTCAAATCGTAAAACCACTGGCGGAAATAGCAAACGAATCACTAAAAGCAAGCTTCGCATCCTAGAAGAACAGTTGCTTGAGATGAAAGATAAAGCTCTTGAGAACATCAAGAAGAGTATCAACGGCGAGCAGATTGATACTGAACAGCTTGGCTCAAGTAAGTGGTTGGTTAACAGCATCGTAACAGTCAGTAAATCGGCTAATGCTGAAGAAATCTCTTACAACAAGCTTAAGTTTGAAGTGAAGGATTCTCTGGAAGCTGGTGAACAGACTCCTTCTGAAATCAAAGCAGAATTGAAACCTCGTTTGAGTCTAGTTTATACAGAACCTGATCAAGACGAGTAACTAACACGGCCACGGCCTGTGTATCGGACTGCCTAGTCTAAACCCGTACTTCTGGCGAAGTACATCTGTTAGTGAAAGGGATGGCCGTCCTTGTCTTGCCACATCAAGACTAGCTAGCACTTATTTAATCTATGTGGAGATATATGGAACAGACGCCAGTATTAGTTTGCTGGCATCCACCTCATAAGTGGAAGTCTTTTGACCGTTGCGAGTGCAATTCTCGCCTGTTCCCCCAAATTCTATGAAATACACTAAAGAAATACTTAAACAGAAACTGCTGGATTTTGTTGAAATATATAATAGGAATCCCACTGGCAGAGACTGTAAAAAGTACCCAGAAATATTAGTCGGTAAAAATACTTTCGTCAGATATTTTGGCTCATTTAATTCAGCCATTTTATATGCAGGACTAATTCCCTATACGAGAGATTTAAGAGACTATAAAACTATTTCTTGTGAATTCTGCAATATTGAGTTTATAGATAAAACTTGTGAAGCTAAGTTTTGTTCGAAGTCTTGTTATAATTCTTCAAGGAAAGATCAAGCTAAAAATAGCAAACCCGACATAGTTATAAAGGTTTGCTTAGAGTGTAATTGTTCATTTGAATCTGACAAAAAGAGCAGAAAGGGAAATTTCTGTAATTTTATTTGTAGGTCTACCAATCAGATGAAGAACACTTCAATTGGTGAGATGTCTAGATATACTGAACAAAATAAATACCGAGCTATTAGAGATAAAGCACATAATTTCTATAACACTTTTGGTAAAAGTTGTTCTTGTGCAAATTGCGGTTACTCAAAGCATGTTGAGCTTTGTCATATAAAGGCAATTACTGATTTTGATAAATCAGAAAGTGTTTGGGAATGCAATAAACCCGAAAACATTATATTCTTATGTCCTAACTGTCACTGGGAGCTAGACTATGGCGACCTTTCAGTAGAAGATATAAGGGTTTGTAATTTGTCGTAAGTTCAAGTCTTACTGGACCCACCCTACATTATAGTCAATTATATTCTTTGGTATAATTGATTCATGTGAAAGCAGACAAGGGCTGTCCAACTAAAAGCCTATGTTGTCTGTCTATAGGCTATAATACCCTTAAAACAAGACACCTAAAATAAATACAATATAAGGTGTTGCAATGTCAGATACGATTGCAGATGTTATCTTAGATAACGTTAATTATCAGAATGTGAATGCTCTTTCAGGAATTCCTGTAGGAACTAAAGTTCTTCTCCAGTTCAAGGGTAGCGGTAACGTAAGGGTACAACTTAAACCATTTCAACCAGCCAGCTCTTCTGCCGACGGTCTTCAGTTGATCTCCTTTGAGATGTACATGATTGATCAAGGAGAGTCAATCATTTGGGCAAAGGGCACAGGCCGCCTTTGCGTACAGGTGGCTTGATATGCCAGTACGTCCAGTTTTTCCCGGAGAGGGTGGTGGTAATGGTACAGGTGCTGTAAATTCTGTGAATGGTGAGCAAGGTGATGTGATAATCACTGCTCAAGATTTGAATGCACAGCCCGCGTCTACAGTGCTTACAGATATTGCTGCTATTACAATGCCAGACAATAGTTTCCTACATACAGATGGTTCAGGAAGTTTTACACCATCCTTATGTATGCCTGCTGGTGTTGCTTGGTTGTCCTATACAACTGTAGATCAGCAAAAAGAACACCTCGCATTGGCTGAAGTAGCAAGCTCTGGTGACTATAATGATTTAATCAACAAACCTACTTTGTTTGATGGAACTTACGCATCACTTATAGGTAAACCGACAAGCTTCACACCAGCAGCCCACACACATAGTATAAGTGACGTGACGGGTTTGCAAACAAACCTTGACTCAAAGCTCGGTATTGGCTCCAGTATTCCTTACAGTAGTTTGACAGGAACTCCTAGTATACCTGCCGCTCAAGTTAACAGTGACTGGACAGCAGTTAGCGGTATTTCTCAGGTCTTAAACAAGCCTAACCTAGCAACCGTGGCTACCAGTGGAAGTTATGCTGATCTAACGAATAAGCCTGTAATTCCTTCGGTCAATTATCCAGTTACATCGGTAAATACTAAAACTGGTGTAGTAGTATTGACCAACGCTGATGTTGGAGCAGCAGCTTCTGTTCACACTCATACAATCAGTGACGTTACTGGTCTACAAAGTTCTCTTGACAGTAAAGCTAGTACAGCCTCTCTGTCAGTGTATGTGACCACGGGTTCGTTGAGTACAAGTCTAAGTGGTTATGCAACAACATCTGCATTGACTTCAGGTCTTTCTTCAAAGTTTAATGCCCCAACAGGAACCGCATTACAATATGTACGTGGAGATGGTACACTAGCTCCTACTCCTATAATACCTACAATTGTGAGTGCATTTAGCAATGATGCTGGATATCTTACAAATGCTGTTTTGCCAGTTTATAGGAGAGTTGATAACTCTATTGTAACTGCTCCTATAAAGGTAAAGTATTACACAGTGACAAGTGATAGCAGCTCTGTTTGGACTGTAGCTTTAGGAACTGATTTTACTGAAGTTTTGGATGTTCAAGTACAACCAGTAAGCGTTTCTAATACGATTGCTGGAGTAAGGACTGCCAGTTTAAATGCTTACACAACTACAGCAACATCTATCTCTGGTATAACTTATGGTAATAATGTATTGACAACTGTATTAGTTGGAGTAGGAGCTAACACCCTTGCACTGCTACCTTCTACGGTTGTTAGGGTTAGGGTTGAAGGAAAGTAGTTTTACAAAGCTGTCTTGAAATATAGACAGCTTCAATAAGGCTATTGAAAATAGTTAAAATAAATTAGAGAAATACTTGACAAACACTCTATCTATCATGTAATATCTCTTTTATGAATTGAACATAACGGAGAAACTAAATGGCAACTCAACAAATTGTAGTGAGTTCAGCAAATCCTGTAGAATTTATTAAGCGTGTCATTGAGCTTAGTAAACAAGGCGCTGTCCTTAAAGATAATACTTGTCCTCGACTTCGTACACTTCCTTTTATTGCTGAGTTTACTTTCGAGCTTAGTGGCACAGAAGAGTTGAAGACTAGCCCTGGTGTGAATGCTATCCCTGTAGCGCTTAGTGACAAGGTTTACACTAAAGAGCAGCTTGAAGCTATGCCTATCGAGGATATGCGCCCTGTTGTAGCTAGTCGGGGTGTTAAGGGCAGGGACAAGCTTAAAATGATTAAGCAATATCTTGCTGCTGTAGAAAGTGGTAAGGATGCAGATGAGTCTTCGGGAGAAGACGAATAAAGAGTTTGCTGTTTGCAGCAACATGAGGCCCGTCGGGATGACGCCCTCACCTATTCAGGACACGTTGTGAAACGCTCCTATACTCATGTCTTGCCGAGAGGCACACAGTTATCTTAGTTTGATAAGAGGCTAATACATGAATGAAGTATTACTTACCCACGAGTATTTAAAAGAAGCTTTAACTTATAATCCAGAAACTGGAAAGTTTACTTGGAGGTTGGATAGACCAGATTCACACTTCAAAGATTGGAGAGGTAAGAATGGCTTCTATAGTAATATTAGTCCTTCCTTAGAGGCGGGATCAGTATCAAGAGTGACCAAGAGAAATCCTTCATCATATATTGTAATCGGCCTTTGTGGAAAGCTTTATAAAGCCCACCGCCTTGCCTGGTTTTATGTAAACGGTGAATGGCCGTCCGAAGATATTGATCATATTGATTTAAATACTCAAAATAACGCAATATCTAATTTACAACTTAGTATTGATAAACTTAACCACAGAAACCGTTCCAAATACAGTAATAATTCTTCTGGAGTTGTTGGTGTATCTTTCCATAAAAAGACTGGTAAATGGCAAGCTGAAGGTCAAGAAATTGTTGACGGTAAGAGAGTCAGACACTATTTAGGTCTATTTAAAAATCTAGAAGATGCAGCAAATGCTCGAAGAGATTGGGAAGTCGCGTACGGATATTCTGAAAATCATGGTAAAGAAATTTCCAGATGACAGATATGGATTATAGTTTCCAGCCAGCTTCGCGAAAGCAAAGCTGGTTCTTGGCTAGCAATAGTAATATCATTGTATATGGTGGTGAACTTAGCGCCTCCATTTAAAACCCCTCTAATTCGGTGAAACCCAAACGTAAAGACGTGGGTAATACCGAGCGAAGACTTATTTATAAGTAACGTGTAGAGACTAACGCTGATGAATGTAAGCGAGTAGGTTGCAAGTGCAATCGAAACGGGGGGCTACGAAAGTAGAAGATATAGTCCGATCCTTTGCGAAAGCGAAGAGAGTTTAACGAACTCTATAACTAAAAGGCTATGGGTGGTGGCAAGTCCTATTGTGGTTTGCTACGACATCTCCGCTGGGTTGACGATCCTCAGTATCGTGGATTCATTATCCGTAAAAACCAAACAACTTTGATGAAAGCTTCTGGTTTGTTTGACGAAGCTACCAGCTTATATAAAGCGTTTGATCCTAAAGTAAAAATTAACAAAAAGGCTATGACCTTTACGTTCCCAAGTGGTGCCATTATTGCCATGTCTCACTTGGAAACTGACGAAGATGCAGAGAAATTTCGTGGCCTCCAAATTTCCGGGGCGATGATAGATGAAGCCACTCAGATAACCGAAGACCATACTCTGGTTGTATTATCTCGGCTGCGTTCTAAAGCAAAGATGGTTCCCAATCTTTTCCTGACTTGTAACCCTTCACCTGATTCTTTTTTGAGACGTTGGATTGATTGGTGGATTATTCCAAAAGGAGAAGAAAACGAAGGTCGGCCCGACCCCGAACGGGATGGTAAAGTTCGTTGGTTTATTCGAATCGCTGGTGACATGATTTGGGCAGACACAAAAGAGGAACTCCTGGAGATATACGGCAACAGAGACGGTGAAGGTAATATTTTACCGGACACAGATGAAAAACAACATTGTCGTCCACTGTCCCTACAGTTTATTTCAGCCACAATCTACGATAATCCGCCACTTATTAAATCCAACCCCGGATATCTTGCAAACCTTCAAGGTCTCAAGCGCGTAAAAAAGGAGCGCGACCTTTACGGGAACTGGGATATTCGTGAGGATGCCGCAGGATTTTGGAAAGCGGAGTGGCTGGGTGAGCCCGTAAATGAATATGATTTAAATATTGTTCAATATTGTCGTGCATGGGATATTGCCGGAAGTTTACCTTGTGAAGCGTTGCCAAATCCTGATTGGACTGCTGGCGTTTTAATGGGTAAAACAAAAGAAGGTCTATATATCATTCTAGATGTTGTTCGATTTAGGGCAAGATTTGGAGAGGTGATGCAGCGCATTGTAGAGACGGGCTTAGATGACCCCGATGGTACTCAAATCATTATTCCACAAGAGCCGGGCCAGGCAGGTAAAGCTGCTGGACAAATGATGATTAAAGAACTTATTTCTGAAGGTCTTTTCGCAAGAATGCGCCCGTCTAATAAGTCTAAGGTTGTACGGTTTCAACCAGTAGTTTCGGCATCGGAAGCGGGTCTTGTTCGTTATGTTCGCGGTGCATGGAATGATGCTTATTTCTCAGAGATGGAAGGCTTCGATGGAACCCGCGCTGTGAAGGATGACCAAGTTGATGCAACTAGTGACTCATTCATTACATTAGCACAGAAAATCCATATTGGTAATTTTCTTGGTGGTTTAGTAACTGCTGACCTCTCAACTAAAAATCCATTTAATCGCTAAGGAGCCTTCATGGCTGAAGAAAATACAGAAACCCTTAGTATGGGTGAAAATACACCCATTAGATTGAAGTTGGGGGAGACAGGTTACAACGCACTCAAAGTTGCCGGAGGCGTCCTGTTTGAAGAGTGCGCATGGGAACTGCGATGGCCTCATGCCGTACAAACGTTTAAGAAAATGTCAAAAGATGGCACTATCTCTCCAGCATTAAATCTAGTTGAGATGATGATTGCTCGTGTCCCTTGGACTGTAAAAATCCCCGAAGGTTATGAGGAAGAATTAAAATCAAAAGCAAATTTCCTCTCCCAATGTAAAGAGGACATGGACCATTCTTGGAATCAGTTTATAAAGGAAGTTGTAAGCTTTAATAGATATGGTTTTGATATTCAAGAAAAAGTCTACCGCCGCAGATTTAAATCAAACGGATCTAAGTATGATGATGGTTTAATTGGTATCAAAAAGCTTCCTCAACGTTCTCAAGATTCCGTAGTTGGATGGGAATGGGAAAATGATGGCCGTGATCTTTCTGCTGTCTGGCAAGCAGTTGTAAAACCAACAGGACTTGAACAATCAACTTATTTTGGCCAAGACTCTATTTATGGAGACAAGGTAAAAATTCCTCGCAAGAAGTTTTTATTGTTTCGTGCGGGCAGTCAGAAAGATGATCCAACAGGCCAAAGCCCCTTAGTAGGTGCATGGGAGTCTTGGAAGTATAAGAAGGCTTTTGAAGAGTCTGAGGCGATTGGTGTATCACAAGATATGCAAGGTTTCAAGGTATTGTACCTACCTCCTCGTTATATGGACCCTAACGCTTCTCCTGAAGACAAGGCTGTATACGAATACTACAAGAAAATGATGCGAAATGCTGCTGTAGCGGAGCAATCAGGTTTTATTCTCCCGATGGTACAGAATGCAGACGGTAATAAAGAGTTTTCGTTTGAGATTGTTTCTGTCACAGGACAAAAAGCTTTTGACACCAGTGCAATAATTTCCCGGTATGCACAAGAGATTTTGACATGTTTGTTTGCTGATTTCTTGAGTCTAGGTAATAACGGATCAGGCTCGTTCTCTCTTGCAGAGAGCAAAGTTTCTGTTGCAGAGATGGCTATTGAAGCAAAGCTAATTGAGATTAAAGATCAATTGAACCACGATCTAATTCCTCAGTTGTTTTCTTTAAACGGCTGGGACACAACAGTTACTCCATACTTTGACTTTGGTAAGTTAGCTCAACAAGATCTAGATGTTCTTTCCAAGTTCATCCAACGCGTAGCCTCTGTTGGTCTAATGTCTCAAGACGCTGACACTATCAACTGGATTGCTGATCAGGCTGGGATGCCAACACCATTCTATGGAACAGAGGATATGGAAGAAGTAAGAGAAAAACTTACAACGTATTCTTCTGGTGCTGGAGAAGGAATGACAACAGCCGGTGAAGGGACATCAACTAGCCCAATAGGAGGAGATGATGCCTCTGTTGGTAATAATGAAAATACATAGGGAGTCCGTTAATGGCTGAAGTTTATTGGCTGAGACTCCCGGAACATACAGATATGTTTTCTGAAGGTTATGTTGGAATTACCAGAAAGACTACTCAAATTAGGTTCGATCACCATTGTAGGGCTGTGAATTCTAAAAAAGCTAAAAATTCAATTATCTCACGAGCTATTAAGAAGTATGGCAAAGATGGTCTAGTAGCTGAAACTTTAGTAATCTGTGAAATAGATTATGCAGTAGATATTGAAAAGAAGCTCAGACCTTCAGACGGCATAGGCTGGAACATCACAAAAGGTGGTGGTCTTCCTCCCCTTGCTAATAGGCTAGGTCACAAGATGCCTGACTATGTCAAAGAAAAACTTATAGAAGCTAATACAGGTAAGAAGGATTCTGAAGAGACTAGATTGAAGAAATCTAGATCAGGAATTGGTCGTAAGCATTCAGAAGAATCTATTAATCTAATGAAAGCCAGTAAAGCAATGGTTAAACTTTGGGAAAGACCTTTTGTTAGATTAGACATTTGGAAAGACGCTGATTTTTATTATAGTCGTTTTCTTGATGGCATGAGTTCTTACCACACCGAGAAGAAATTTGAACTTGTTAGAGGATCTTTAACTAGTCTTTATAAGCACTTCAAAAGCGGTTGGAATCCTTTACAAGACCTTTTGTGGCTAGAAGATTTTAAACAACAGGAGGCCATGAATGGCTCACAATCTATTCCGTCTCCGTGAGAAGACTTTAAATACTCCGCAACTCATGTCCATTCAAGGTTTTGATGCAATTGCTAAATACCTTGATGATCGTTGTTCACAAGACTTTAAACTTGAAGTTGGTGAAGACTTTAGAAATGAAGCTAATGAGCGTTATTCATTTAATGCTGACCTTGGCGTAGCAACACTTTCTATTGATGGTCCTCTTAGCTACCGTCCTATCACCATGTTTGGTATGGATTGTGGGGGTACAAGTTACCAACAACTCAAAGAAGATTTCACATATCTTGTAGAGAGTGGTGCAAAGACTGTTGCTCTTACCGTAGACTCACCCGGCGGTGAAGCACACGGTTTGTTCCCAACCGCACAATATATGCGTGATCTTGCTAATGAGAACGGTGTAAAGATTTTGGCGTTCGTAGACGGTATGTCCGCGAGCGCTGGATATGGTCTTACTTCTATTGCTGATGAAATTATTATTTCTCCCGGCTCTGAGGTTGGATCGATTGGTGTAGTTGTTCGTTTAATGAATGACTCGAAAGCTCTGGAAAAAGAAGGGTATGAACGTTCCTTTGTGTATGCAGGTGGCTCTAAGGTGCCATATGCAGAAGATGGTTCTTTTCGCCCTGACTTTATCAATGATATTCAATCGAAGGTTGATTCCTTGTATGTAGAGTTCACAGAGTTTGTTGCAAATCAACGTAACCTTTCTGTTGATAGTGTCAAGTCAACCGAAGCTCGTACTTTCCTTTCAAAAGAAGCTGCTGAACTCGGTTTGATCGACCAAGTAATGACTGTCGAGTCATTTTACAATTACCTTGCCGATACGGCTCAGAAACCCCAAGAGAATGGAATGATTAAAAGTCGTCTATTTAATATGAAAAACAATACTGAGGAAACTCTTGAAATGACCCAACTTGCTGAATTGCAATCGCAACTCACTGCTGCAAATGAGCAACTTGCAGAGTTCTCCTCTGTAAAACAAGCTCTCGCTACGTTGCAAACTAACTTCACCGATCAGACTACAAAATTGAGCGAAGCTCTTGAAAAAGTAGCTCAGATGGAATCTGAAAAAGTTGAAGCTAAACTATCAGCCCGGAAAGAAAAATTGTCTGCTGTTAAACAAGAAGCTTTGCTGACATCGTTGTCTGCTTTGGATGATGCATCATTTGAAGCTGTTGTAGCTGGCTTTAAAGCACAAGCTGAAGTAATCGACCACTCCGCTTTGATGTCAGAAGTTGGTGGTCAGGGTAAAGAAGTAGTGCCAGAAAAACCTCAAGGTGAAAACCTCACCGCTCAACTCCTGAAAAATCAATTCCAAAAAGGTGCTAAATAATGCCCATCGTAGTTCGTGGTTTTACCCAACTGTCCGACCTTGTAGTTCACGAACGTGATCCTAGTGTTGGTTATGCCCGGGAAGTTGTCTTTGTTGACGTAGCTGCTGATACTCCTGTTGTAATGGGTATGGTTGCTTATCGTGCAAAAGCCGCAACTGACACTGCTTACACTCTTCTGTCTGCTGCTGCACAGCTTGTTGCTACTAACGAATTCATCGTTCTGTTTGGTGACGAATATTGCGCTAAGCCACAAGGCTTCACTTTGCTGGCTGCTGAAACTACCGACAACGCTGTTGGTTATGTCCGTGACAACGTAATCCTGAAAGATTACCCAGTACGTCAGGCCACTTCCGGTTTCCTGAACGCCACTCAATTCGAAGGTCTGCGTCACTTGCTCAAAGAGCAGGGCGTCATTCTTGAACTTACTGTTTAATCTGGAGCTTAAATAACTATGCCACTTTCTTATAATCCTACGGACTTCAACCGCGTAGTAGACCTGTCCGAAGATATCATGATCGTCCCCAACTCTTGGGGTCTGTTCAATCAATTAGGTATCTTCGACGTAGAACGTAAAACCCAAAAGACTGTTCTGGTTCCTCGCACTACTTGGAACGAAGGTTTGATTCCAGACCGTAACTGGGATGAACGTAACAACGCATCCCGTGGTCCAGCTCGTAGCTATCTGACTGCTTCTATTCCTCACTTCCCTTTGGATGATGCAATTACTCCAAATGATGTTGACGGTGTTGTTGCTTGGGATAACGTTTTCGCCGGTATCCAAACTGAAACTGTTGCCGGTACTCGTGCCCGTAAAATGCAACAAATGCGTATGAACCACGCTGTGACTCTTGAAGCTGCTCGTGCTCAACTGATCACCACTGGTTCCGTATATGCTCCAAGTGGTACTCTGCGTCAATCCTACGGTGCTACCATTAACTGGTACAACGAGTTTGGTGTTACCCGTACTGAACTGACCATGCCTTTGAACAGCCTTGCTACTGATCCTCTGGAAAGTGTTGAGCCTATCATTGCTGGTGTTCAAGATGGTATTCAGTCTGGTCAAGTTGTTGAGGGCATGATTGCTGTTTGCTCACCTTCTTTCTTCAACGCACTGATCACCCACCCTTTCGTGGTAGATGCTTACAAATACTACGCTCGTGATCGTGGTGCTGACGTTCTGACTGGTCGTCTAACTGCTAATGCCTATGGTCTGGATGCTCGTTATCGCACCTTCAGCTATGGTGGTATTCTGTGGATCGAATATCGTGGTAGCTACACCGACCGTGTAACTGGAGCAACTGTTCCTTACATCCCAGCCGGTGATGCGTACGTGTTCCCACAAGTGGCTGCTGCTGCACTGTTCAAAACTTACTTTGCTCCGGCAAACCGTTTTGCAACTGTTAACCAAACTGCCCAAGAAGCATACTGGTTTGAATACATGAACGAGAAAGACGATTTCATCGAAATTATGTCCGAATCTAACTTCATGAACGCCGTACTGCGTCCTCAAGCTCTGGTTCGCGTAAGTATCGCTGCCTAAATCTGAATGGGGCTGAAAAGCCCCTTCTTTGGAGATATAAATATGGCTGTTACCCCAACAGTTGGCGCAGGTTATATTGAGGCAGTCAATTCTGTTGCTGCTCAAGTGAACTCTGGTGCTGGTGTTCCTGTTGCAACTACTACTGTCAATGGCACTGTAAAGAAAGCTGCAACTCAAGCTAACTTCGCAGGTGCAGATACAGCAGCCCTCATCGTTGAGTTGAATGCTTTTCTGGCTAAACTCAAAGCTGCTGGTATTGTCGCTTAAAAATTGGGCAGCTAGTCTGCCCTCCTTACTTTTAAAGGAGTGGCTATGGCCTTAACGCCCATTCAACAAGTTAGAATTTTGATCGGTGATGTTCCAACATCCCCTTTCTATCAGCTATTCACTGATGATGAAATACAATTCTTTCTTGATCAGAATAATGGAAATGTTCAACTAGCTGCAAGGATGGCTGCAATTTCTGCAAGCTTTCAATTGGCTGGTTGGAGTACAAGAGAGCGCACTGGAGACATTGAAGTGTGGTCTTCTCTTTCTACTCAATATTTAAAAGCTCTTGGTAATCTAATTGACAACCCAATTGTTAATTTACCTAATGGAATGATGCCTTGGGCTGGCGGGATTAGTTGGGCAGATGTTTGTGACAATAATCATAATCCAGATAATGTTCGTCCTAAACTTTCACAAATTAAAACTTGTGATTGTGATGATAGATGTAGTTGCGAGTGTTCAGATACTTTTGGTGTTGAATTTATTGTGATTCCTTAAGGAGTTGATATGTTAAAACCTCAATTCCTTTTGACCCATAAAATTCCACTAACAATCTTTCGTAAATCTGAAGGGTCTTATGTTAATGGTAGGTGGGTAGAAGGTACAACTTCTGAAATTGTTCTCCAAGTCAATATTCAGCCCTTAAAGCCTTACGAAATTCTAATGCTTCCAGAAGCTGATAGAACAAGAGCTTGGGTGAAATTCTACTCTGCGGATTATGCTCGTACTCTCAAGGAAGGGGTTGGTGGTTGGTCTGCCGATGAATTCATTTGGAAGAATGATCGTTATAAAATCATGAAGGTTGATGATTGGACGAACGGAATGGGGATATTGGAGCATGTAAAAATTCAGGCTGCAAGAATTGAGCTGACACCAAATTAGGGAGTATCTATGGCATCAAAATTAAAAGTAGATACTTCTGTATGGGATAAGATAAAGAGGAATATCTTGGTTGGTAACAACCTTGAGGTTTCTACTGGATTCTTTGAAGATGCTATTTATGATGAAGAGAATAACAACGCTCAAGTTGCTCAGATTGCTAGGGACAACGAAGAGGGAACTGTAAAGAATCCAACGCGTCCTTTTATGCGTGTAGGGTTTGGTGGCAAGGTAGCCAAGCAGCTTCCAGACTTATTCAAAGATAACATGAAACGCATTGCCGAAGGTAAGTCTACCTTTGTTCAAGAATACACAAAGTTAGGCTCAATTCTCACTGCTGAAATGAAACAATCTATTATCGAATGGTCCACACCACCCAACAGCCCTAGAACGATTGCAGACAAGGGTTTTAATGATCCTTTGATCAAGACAGGGAAGATGTTGGAGTCTGTAGAATCAAAAGTTGAGGCTAAACCATGAGTATTTATTCTCAACTAGAAGATGGGTTGTACAATGTTGCTTTGGTGGCTCTTTCAAAGTTCACTAACCCACAGGTTATTTTTAGTCATCTTAATGGTACAGAACCTGCTGAAAGTTTTGTGATAATCAATATCCTAAGCAACACACAGCAAGGGCATCACACAACTTCCACACTTACAGATACTCAAGAAATATTAGCCACGCAAGCATCTTATGAAGTGTTTGTACAATTTAGTTTCTGTGGTAGTAAGTCTGGAGAAATGTCTTCAAGCTTCAATCAAAGAATTAATAACAATCACAAAGTGTTTGAAGAATTAGCTAAAAACAATATGGGTGTTATGCGTAAAAGTCCTATGCGTAGAGCCCCACAGAAAAGAGACACTAAGTGGGTTGAATACCACAATTTAGATGTCACCTTTTCCTATACAGTCGTTACACAAGAGCTTGTAGATGTTATTGAGGTTGTAATTCTTCAAGATGTTATTACAGGCGATGTATTCACTGTCCCCCCAGATATCGTTACACCATAAGGCATTCGTATGCCAAACAACAATTAAAGGATATTCGAATGTCAGAACTCGACCAAATCGTACAGCTCCAGCTGACCCGTGGCTCTACTCCGGTGGAGACGGCTAGCTTCCAAATCCCCGGTATCTTAGCCACATTTACTAATTTCTCGGAACGTACTCGCACCTACACTGATATTGATGGTGTTGGCGAAGACTTCCGTACAACTGATCTAGTTTATATGATCGCAAGTAAACTGTTTGGTCAGTCTACTGTTGGCGCTGTTCCTCCAAGTATTGTAGTAGGTCGTCGTCAAGTTAACACTGTAAACGGCTCTGTAACCGTACAGAACTCTACTCCTTACACAGTAACTATCAACGGCACCACTTACAGCTTTACTAGTGATGCTTCAGCCACTGCAATTGAAATCATTGCAGGTTTGGACACAGCAGTAGGTACAAGCCCAGTAGGTGTAACTTTCACCGATAACTTGGATGGTACTTTCACTGTAGGTCCAACTGTCGCAGGTACTCCATGGTCTTTCCGTGCATCTACTAACATTACTCTTGCAAATGCTACACCTACCGAGAGTTATGCAGATGCTGAAGTAGCCATGAACGAGGACAACGGTACTTGGTATGCTCTGTTTACCGATACCCATGTTCAAGCTGATGTAGTTGCTCTAAGTAATGTCATTGTAGCACAACGTAAGATCTTCGGTACTTCCTCACAAGATGCTGCTGTAATCACCACCGGTACTACTGACGTGGCTGCTGTGCTGAGTGCTGCAAGTGCTGGCCGTACTTATGGTGTATATCTTCCTACTGCTGATACCGAGTACCCAGAAGCAGCTTGGGCTGGTAGTCAGCTGGCTTATACCCCAGGCTCTAATGATTGGGACTTCAAGCGTGCTGTAGGTGTTACTGTCAGCAAACTTAGTGATACTGCCCGTGTTAACCTTCGCAATAAGAACATGAACATGTACACTCGTGTTGGTGGCGTTAACATTTTCCAAGATGGTAATATGTTTGATGCTTCTCCGATTGATGAGGTTATCGGCATTGACTGGCTGTATGCTCGTTTGCAAGAAGGTATCTACTTCCGTCTGATCAACTCTCTGAAAATCCCTATGACCAACCCAGGTCTGGTTATTGTAGAGAACGAAATCCGTTCTGTACTTTCTCAAGCAGAAGCTAACGGCTTGATTGATCGCGGATGGTCATGCACCACCCCTGATGTACTCGACATCCCTGAAAACATGAGGGCTGCCCGCACCGCTGGGGTGTTTAAATTCAATGCCCGCCTCGCCGGGTCAATCAGAAAGATCCAGATCACCGGATTCCTTAGCGTATAATTCTAAAAGTCTTCAATTCTCTTTTGAGACGTGGTATAATATCCACTAATTTTAAATGGAGGTTTATATTGAAGTCTTATTATCTTTACAAAATAGTAAATACGGTAAATGAAAAAGTATACATTGGTATAACTTATAGGCCGAAAGATCGTCTAAGAGAACATTTTTCTAAGTCTTCTACTTGTAGGAAGCTTAACCGCGCGATTAAAAAGTACGGCAAAGATAAATTTTCTATGATTATTCTTTGTGAAGGTTTAGAAGATTATATTATTGATTTAGAAGAAAAAGCAATTTCTATTTATGACTCTATAGAAAATGGATACAACCTAATGAGTGGGCACCCCAATAAAAATGGGGCCTCTCACTCAACAGAGTCTAAGTTAAGAATTTCTGAAGCATTATTTAAATATTATTCACAAAATGTTTGTGTTAATCTTGGGGCAACTCGCCTTAGTAAGCGTGATCTTCAACCTTACTATGTCAAAGGTTTTTGGTTTCCTACGAAAGTAGTTGCCTTAAAATCTCTTAATATGAACGAAAAAAGTTTTTATAAATGGAGAAAAGAGGGGACATTAGGCGAAGTTTGTCACCCTGCCAGCAACTCTAAGTCTCATACTCCTGTTTATTTACTTGGCTTTTGGTTCAATGACTTACTTGAAGCAAGTGTTACCTTACAGAAAGATAAAGATTTTCTGTTGCTTCTTTTAAGGTCAGACCAGTTTGAAGAAGACCTTGGTAAAATTGGAACAAAACCAAGGAAGAAACCTAAGAACATAAACATAGGTGTGAATCAGAGGGACAACGGAACATACAGAGCAATTTTAACAGTAAATAAACACAAGGTTCTAAATAAAACTTTCAGTAATTTGCAAGCTGCTCTCTTAGCTTACGACGATGCATCAGAAGAACATTATGGTGATCGACCGAACAAAACTCAAAAGGGAGCGATCCCATAATTAAAAGGTATATTTAAATGGCCGATGGCGTATTGGGCTCATACAGCCCTGAAGCAATGGTTGTAATCATTAGTAAGGGTGACTTTGTTCATCGTATTGGTGGTTACGCCGATGGTACTTTTCTAAATATTTCGCGTATCACTCCAGCATCAGAACTGTATGTAGCTTCTGATCTACAAGCTGGCCGTGTTAAGCGTCGTAATAAAGCAAGCACTATCACCCTAACCCTGTTCCAACAAAGTTCAAGCAATGCTATTTTGCAAGAGCTGCAACGTGCTGACGAAGAAGACGATAGAAACTCTTGGGTTTTCTCTATCACCATCAAGGATACTTCTGGTACTAGCGTATTCTCATCTAACCAAGCATTTATCTCCACTGTTCCAGATATTGGTTATTCAAATACCACTGAAACTCGTGATTGGATGATCAGTGCAGTTAGTGTTGATTCTCACGTTGGCAGCAACATGGAATTTGATGCTGCTGAAGTTGCAGCAATGGCAGCGGTTGGGGTTCAAGTTCCAGCCCGGTGGCAGCTCTAATAGGTAAGGAAGTATAATGGCCCAATTAGCTACTTATATGCCAGAGGAAGTAACCATCCTTCTTGCTGGTATTCCAGTCTCAGGCTTTATCCAAGGGTCATTTATTTCTGTTGACAAGGATGTCAAACCTTTTACATCTAAACGTACTGCTGATGGAACAGTTAGTCGGATGTATAATAATGACCAAACCTATACAATTAATTTGACTCTTTACAGTGGTAGTGATTCTAACCAACTTCTAACTAGACTTTGGCAACTAGATGAAATTACACAAAGAGGTAAATTTCCTCTGATGATCAAGGATGGTAGTGGATCAGATTTATTCTTCTCCACAACTACTTGGATTGAGGGTATTCCTTCTTTAGTGAAGAGTAACCAATATGAACCTCGTGCATGGACATTACGTTCAAGCTCAGCAATAATAAACATTGGTGGTAATGGTGATGCTGAATCTATCTTAAATGATATTGTCAGTATTGCTACCTCTGCTCTCCCTGCTCTAAAAGGATTAATTTAAATGACTAATTCTTTTAGTGTAGAGACATATTCAGCTTCAGATGTTAAGTTATCTATCGGTGGCTATATTATTACTGGTTGGGATAACTTAACAATTAACAGACGTGTTAAAGCTTTCACTCCAGTTTATGGCATTCGTGGTAAGAATACTAGGGTTAAGAATGTTGACACGTCAGCTACAATTATCATTACTCTGATTCAAACTTCTCAGAGTAATGATGTACTTTCCTACATACATGAATTAGATATTGACGAAGGTACTGCTAGGATAACACTAACTCTTAAGGATAACTCAGGAAGAAGTGTTTTCTCTAGCAACGAAGCTTATATCTCATCCTATCCTACAAAATCTTTCTCAGGTGATTTTACCTATAATACTTGGGAGATTATTTTACAATCAACACAATCATACACTGTTGGTGGCAATGGCAGGCCAAGCACTGGCCTCCTAGACAATATCATCAGTGATGCAACTGACTTTGTTAGTGATTTATTTTAAAGCTAACTACAATCTGAGATAAAATAAATGGCAGCTCCACAAATTAAAGCCCTCCCCCAAGAAACCATTGAAGTTGGTGGAGAGGAATACGTAGTAACAGCTATGTCAGCTACTGACGGTCTCGCTTTCATGGAAAAGTATCAAGCTGACATGGATACGGGCAAGAGCGATCTTAAAGTTATGAAGGGTGTTATTAAAGCCTATGTAACTAAAGATAATAAAATTATCGACGATAAAACTTTTGATATTATCTTTGCTCGTAAATATATGCACCTACAACAACTCTATGCAGAAGTTATCAAGTATAATTTCTCTGATGTTTTTCAAGCGCCCGGTACAGAAGAATAAGCAACAATCCTTCTGTATCCGGGCCTATAGAAAAAGAGATTGAAAGCAAATACTCTCAGAGATGGGAGATTTACAGAATAGCAACTCATGAGAAAGGTGGGTTGGATATAGCTGCTGATATGAGTACAAAGTATAGTACTAAGCAGCTTTATGAAATGCTAGAAACGCTAGATGTCTATGACACACTTAAGAAGCTAGCTCATGATAGGGCAATAGCTGAATCTAAGCCTAAGAAATAAGGAGCTTCCTGTTGGAGATTGCAAAGTATACGATAGGAACTTCAATTGTCTTTCCTAAGTCTGAGATGACAAGGTTTGATGCTCAACTTAAGATTTTAGAAAATAAAATGAAAGCATCTGGTGAACGGATGCGGCAATTTTTCAATCTTAATTTAACTAGGTTTAGTGTAAACCAGACTGCAATGAACAGGGTGATTGGTGGGGCATTAGATGTAGCCAGTCAGGCAACAGTATTCCGAATTGAAAGGTTTGTTGTAGACCAATCTCGTTTAAATGCTGCACTTGGCAGTGCTATGGCTAAAACCAATGCTGTTACTAATGTTCGTCAAAATGGTTCCCCAGTTGGAACCAGACGGGCAGCCGCAGCAGGGGGTTTAATCGGTGGAGGTTTGTCTAGGTTCTATGGTCCAGCACTTGCCCTGGGCTTAGGTGGTTACGGTCTTGGAGCCTTAAACAAGAGAAACCAAGAAGTTGTATCTGCTCAACTTCAGTCTTCCGCTGTGGTTCAACAAGCTGGTGGTACAGCCGCACAGGGCTCAGAGTCTTTCCAATACTTAAGAAGTGAAGGTCAAAGAATTGGTTTTAACTACCTTGATGCATCTGGTGATTACAATAAGTTAATCTCTGGTCTAACTGGTTCAGGTATTGGACTTAAGGAAAGTCAAAAAGTATTTTCTGGATTTGCTGAGCTTGCCCGTGTTAACAAACTAGACAAAACAACTCAGAACAGACTTTTCCGGGCGCTTTCACAAGTAGCTGGTAAAGGTAAGCTGATGAGTGAAGAACTTACAGGGCAGATAGCCGAAGCTCTTCCAGGAGGCACAGCTCTTTTTGCCCAAGCTTATCAGGCTAAGCTTGGCGGTAACAAAACTGGTGCCGATGCAATACAACAACTTCTTGCTGATATGAAGAAGGGTAAAGTTACAAGCGATATCCTGACTTATGCTGGCGCTGCTGCGTCACAAAGGGCAAACCAAGGGGGTGCATTAGGAACTGCATCTCAGGCATCGCAGGCCGAACAAGCTAGATATCAAAACTCTGTAAATGATATGGCTGTCTTGGCTTCAAACTCAGGCGTAGAAGAAGGTTTTGCGCGTATTTTCCGCACCCTTAACGCTGGTTTGAGTGAGAGTGGTGGGCTAGTGAGGAGTCTATCAGAAGGCTTCAATGAGGCTACTAAATGGGCCGATGATTTACTTCTTTTCCCTCAATCTTTTGTAAGAGCCCTTGAAGGCAAGGATAGTCTTGTAGCAGATTGGCTAGGTATTGATAAGTCTGCTCAACTGTTGAAAGATTGGCAAGATATCAAAACCCTTTGGGAACAAATGTCAGCCTTAAATCCAACTAAGCTATTTGGGGATTTCCTTCCAACGCTTGAAGCAACTACAAGAGAACTTGCTGCGATCTTGAATGCGATAGGGGAGTTTCAGAGATGGAAAAGTGGAAATCTGCCAACTGAGAATAGCAATAGAAGTGATACAGAAAAAGTTAATCTCTTTGGTCTAGAATACACCAGCCCAGCTGCTGTTGTAGGGGATCTTATAAACAACACTATGGCAGGCTTTGCAAGAGCTAGGGATAGAGGTCGTTCTGTTTATGATGATCCGAACTCTTTCTATTATCAAAACCCAGCCCTATATGATGAAAACCAAAAGAACATGGCTATGGATCAAGCAGCAGCAGCCAACGACTACCAGCTAACCGGTTCAGGTGCAGTCACAAATCAATTTGATATCAGTATCAGTATAGACCCAGCAACTATGGGCGCCGTTGATATTAAAGCTCAGGCAGAAAATCTGATGGACGCTTTCAGAATTGAACTATCCAACGCTTCCGTTAATTTTCCGGTTAAAGAGTAAGGAGCTACACTTATGACGCTAGCCGTTAGATGGGGTGAAGACCTTACAGATGACCTTGGTGGGTTTATTTACTTTGACTGCGTTACTGCATACACTCAAAACTTTAAAGGTCAGGTTACAAAGCATCCCATTGCTAATGGTGGGAACGTCTCTGACCACTTCATTAGGGATAATCCTGTAATAACATTATCGGGTGTTATTACAGGAGTTGATATTTCTACTGGTGTCTACCTAATCCAAGACACAAATGGGATTGAACCTTCCAATACATTTCCAGCACCAAGTGCTGTATCTGTAAACTCAACTGACCAAAGCGTGTTGCAAAAGTTTATACCAGACAGCATCGGTCAGTTCTTGGCAGATGGAACACCAGAAGTTACAGTAGATGCAAGACGTGCTGATCTTATTGAACAGATCAGACAAGCATTGATGAATCTTGCAACTGGTGATGTTTATAATTCAAATACAGGTCAATTTAGGCCCCAAATTCAATTGGTAAGACTGTTTGAGTTTGATAAGAATCTTATCAGAAGAATTATAAACAGACTAGTCATTACAAATGTCACTTTTAAAGAAGATTCAAACTCTGGTTACGCACTGTATTGTGATATAACTTTTGAGCAGGTTACTTTCGCAAATCTTAAGAAGACGACTATTCCAAAAGATGTTGTTAATTCACTTAAGAAGAAAGGATCAACAAAAGCTGACAAAGGTAAACAAGACAGCACACCACAAGATGTAGGCGCTAGTGAAGGACCAAAAGATACAGATCCTCTAAGAAAAGCTAGGGAGAACTAATGTAATGGCTACTAAATATATTTCACTCCCTCTTTACTCTGATGCTTACTATACCTATGCCGTGGCTTTACAAGATGTTTCTTACAATCTTGAGTTCATCTACAATGAACGTACACAGCTTTATTCATTATCTTTGTACGACCAAGATAATAACGCTATTGTGTTAGACGAAGCTTTAGTACCTAATTACCCGATATTCAAAGACTATGCAATCTTCCCACTTACTGGATTCTTTTGGATGGAAGAGAAAGCTGATATTATCTCTGAGCCATACAAGGTTTACCCTGACTCCATTGATCAGTATTACTCATTGTATTATATTTATGATGAGGTGTAGTCATGGATTTGATTCAAAAGAATCGTGAATATAAGTTAATTATTGGTAACTATCAAACTACAAATGCTTTAGAGATTGATGCTCTTCAAATTACATTTGATATTTCAAAGTCAATGAACAATAAGAAGAAAACAAACTCCGCATCTATTGAGGTTTATAATCTTACTGACGACCAACTTAAGATATTGGATACAGATTATCCAGCAGCGGTATTTTCAGCAGGGTATGAAGATACGGGTGGAGCTAAGAGATTATTTTCTGGTCAAGTTAACAACGTCACCACTCGTAAATCTGGTGCGGATAGAGTCACACAGATACAGATGGGTAGCGGCTATGTTGAACTAAACCATGAAGTTTTGAGTCAAGTTGTACCTCCGGGAAAGAATGTACAAGATGCTATTGAAGAGTTACGTAAGGCTATTGGCGCCAACCGTGGAGTCTATAATGGAACCAATCTTAGTAACCAGATTATATATGGATATCCTCTTTCCGGTACTCCTAAAGAAATGCTGGATGAGCTGGCTGAAAAGTATAACTTAAACTGGCAGCTTGATGGTGAAGTTCTTTATGTGAATAACAATGATAGGGCCAACACTGAGAATTTCAATCAAGCTTACATTATATCTGAGTTTACAGGAATGGTGGATATCCCTTATCGCACTACCTTGAACAAAGGTAGATCCAAAAAAGATAAAGTTAAGAAGCCTGGTGTTCAGTTTAAGATTCTACTTAACCCAGCTATTACTGCTGGAGATATTATTAGACTTGAAGATACTCTTATCACAGGTTGGTATAAAGTCGAAGACATCAGGCATACTGGCAGTTGGCGCGGGAATCCGTGGTACACAGAAATCAAGGCAACAACACTAGAGAAAGTAGACAGGAAGTAGATTATGGTTCCAGAATTACAAGAATTTGTTATGAGTGCAATCGAATCAGAGAACAATAACAAATACACTTGTATTCCTTGTATTGTTGTTGCTGTCAGAGATGATTTGAACACTCAGATGGTGGATATTCAACCAAGTGTGAACCAGATGTTCAAGGATGGCACTGTTAAAGAACGTCCTGTAATTCAAGGTGTTCCTGTCTCTTTTCAAGTGTCTAAGACTTCTGGGTTCACCTTTCCCATTAATGTAGGCGATACTGGCACAGCTATTTTCTCTATGCGTAGTATTGAAGCATGGAAAGGTGGTAATGGTAGACCATCAGCACCCACTAACTTCTCTAAGATGGATAAGAGTGATGCTATCTTCATTCCCGGTATCCAGCCTCCGGGTAATGCTGTAAACAACCCAGCAAAGCATGTACTTACTCATAGTACTAAAGATGTCGTCATTTTTGGCAACATTGGTGCTGCCGAGGCTGAAGTTAGGATTCGTGCTGATGGTAGTATTGGAATTACAACTAGCAATATGCCCATCATTGTTGAAGGTAGTGATGTTACAATTAATGCAGCTTCAAGTATTAATCTCAACTCCCCTACAATGATTGTTGATGTTCCAACTACAACTTGGATTGGTAATATCACACATCAGGGTGACTATGCCCAAACTGGTAATTATACTCTTGTTGGTGGGCAAGCTACGTTCAACGGCGTAATTTTCAATACCCACAGACATGCACCATCCACAGTACCACCAAGTAATTAAGGAGGTGTGTCATAGATTTTCTACTGAATGAGCAACACGATATCGTTTGGCACAACGGGCCTCTTTTGAAGTCTGACACTACACAGCCTCTAATTGATACTGTTAGACAGAGATTACTTATCCTCTTGAAGACATTCCAAGGCGAGTGGTTCCTCGATACCACATATGGTATTCCGTATTATCAAAGTATCCTTGGGCGTAAGACCACAAAAGATGGTGTAGATCTAATCTTCCAAACAGCTATCTTATCAGAAAATGGAGTTAAGGAAATTACATCCTTCTCATCCACATTTGTTAAAAGACAATATTCCATGACTTTTTCTGTGAGAGTCAATGATGGTCAGATTACAGATCCCATCACTATTTAATTAAATTAAGGAAATAAAATGGCGGGTATTTCTGACCAAGGCTTTACAATTAAAAGAATGACAGAGATACTTTCAGACTTACGAGCTGAAGCTACCTCTTTATTTCAAGATTTAGTGGAACCTGGTGATCAGGTCGATACATCTGATAGTTCAGCTTTAGGTAGATTGATATCCCTTGTTAGCCCAAGCTTAGCAGATTTATGGGAAGTAGCACAAGCTGATTATCAAGCATTTGATCCTAATTCTGCAACTGGTATTGCTCTAGATAACCTTGTAGCTCTTGGTGGTATCACTAGACAGGAGCAGACATTTACAACAGCATCTATCCTAGTTTCTGGTGATAATGGTACATTGATCCCTATTGGTAATACAGTCTCAAGTACTACAAGCGCTAATCAATTTAAGACTACTTCACCAATAGCATTATCACCTAGTTCGGCTAGTGGTATAACGTTATCCGTGATCGCTGTACAAAACTCAAGCCTATATTCAATAAGCTATTCAAATACCACAACTACTAATACTGTTAACTTCACATCAGATGCTTCAGCAACACTTGCTGAAATCCTCACAGGATTGCTTACTATAATTAACAGTGCACACCCAAGCTTGGATGCTTCAGTTGTTGGTAATAATTTAGTAATAGACAGGGATGATATTTTTCAAACCGTTTCATTTTCTGTTAGTGCTAACTTATCCTTCACCAAAATTAGGACAGTTAGTGAAGTTGTATCGGACACCCCTGGGATATCTGAACAAGAGGTTGGAACTATCAATACTATTCTAACTCCTGTATTGGGGTGGGATAGCGTAACTAATCCTCTACCTGCAATATCGGGGCAAGAAAGAGAAACTGATGAGCAGCTTAGGCTTAGGTTTAGAAACGGTAAATTTGAAAAAGCTACCAATACAATTGATTCTATCTACTCCGCATTAATTAATCTAACCGGAGTTACAGAAGTAACTATTTACGAGAATGATAATGGTACAGTAGACGCTAATGGCGTTCCTGGGCACAGCTTTTTGCCAATTGTAGTAGGTGGATTATCAACAGATATTGCTAACGCAATTTGGCAAAACAAGCCTATAGGTATTCTAAGTTATGGCAACACTACCGTAACTATAAATGACAACCAAAGCCCCCCTTTTCCTCACGCAGTTAGCTTTTCTCGACCGACACCCATTGTAATTTACATTACAATGAATATCACGACAGATGGTAATTTCCCAGCTAACGGAGAGGATCAAATAAGGACAGCTTTAATTGATTATTTCTCTCAGAATTTTGGTACCGGAGATGATGTAATTTATAGCAGGTTGTATACAGCTATTAACTCGGTGCCAGGACACTATGTTGAAAGTTTATCAGTTGGTACTTCACCCTCTCCAACCGGCACAACAAATATACCTATTGCTTTTGATTCTGTAGCAAGTCTGAGTTCTATAAATATAGTCATAACGTAAGGAGTATAAAAATGGCTGAAACAAACCCGTTTCAAATTGCTCCTTATTTAGAAGAAGCTAGATCAAGAGTTACTGAGCAATTTAAAGATAAAGAAATCTTCGATAAATATCTACAACTACTTTTAAATGGAATGGTAGATATTCAGGAAGTATTTCGTCAGCTCATGCAATTAAGATCTGTTGACACAGCTACAGGTGCTCAATTAGATATTATTGGAAATATTGTAGGTCAGCCCAGAGAGCTTATTGATACAGATCTTCTTACATTCTTTGCTTTTCAGGGATATCCTGAAGCACAGTCCTATGGGGATCTTAGCAATCCATCTGTAGGGGGTTACTATTATGATATTAAAAACCCTTTAGCTGGTAATACATTACTTACAGATGAACAATATAGGTTGTTCATTAAAGCGAAGATTATAAAAAATAATACATCCGCCACACCAAATCAAGTCATAGACTTCGTTAAATTTGTATTTGGTGTAGAGTTAAGTCTTGTGGTTGGAGAGGGTAACGCTGAATTTACCCTAATGTTAGGTAAGAATCTGTCCTCCTTTGAAAGAGTTCTTCTTACTTATATTTCTAATTCCTCTGGTTACCCCTCCAATTTTATACCAAAACCTATCGGGGTGAAGATGAATTTTGGTCAATTTAATTCAGCCAATTATTTTGGTTTCCAAGGTGCACCTAATGCTAAAGGTTATGGTGATCTTAACAATCTTTCACTTGGCGGTATTTATGGTCAACTTCTTTAAAGGAAATAATTAAGATGGTAGCTGAAGTTACTAAGCCGGACTTTTCATATGTCTGGTCCTCTGGTGGTGCAAATGTGCTACCAAGTGCTGTAAAGATTCAAACTGGGTGGGTAGCAGAAGTACCCCCTTTCCAGTGGGAAAATGCCATTCAGAATAGGCAAGATAATGCTATTGTACATTTATTTCAAAAAGGTATTAGTGAGTGGGATGCTACCTCTAATTATTATTTTACAACAAGTGGTACTAGATCGTATGTCCAAGGTTCTGATGGTTTAATATATGTTGCTGTCCAAGACAGCGTTGGACAGAACCCTACAACCGACCTATCCGATACTTATTGGAAAGTCGCATGGGCGGCGGCTGACAGCGGATATTTAACCCAGACAACAGCTGATGCTAGATATCTACAAAGATCTAGCAATCTATCTGATTTAACTAATACCGCAACAGCAAGAACAAATCTTTCTGTATACTCAAAAGTTGAAACTGATGCTTTACTTCCTACGGGATATTTTTACGGCTTTGCTTTAAGTAATAATGTAACCTCGCCTAATACAACTTTGGACGTTGGTGCAGGCCAAGCTAAAACTTCTGATAATCTATTCTCAGTATCATTGTTATCGAGTTTGACTGGGGTTATCCAGTCGAGCGGCTCATGGGTGGCAGGTAACAATCAAAATAAACTTGATACAGGGGTGCGTGGGAATAACACCACCTACCACGTATTTGTTATTAGAAAAACGAGCGATGGTTCTGGAGATATCCTGTTCAGCCTGTCGGCCACTTCACCAACAATGCCAACTGGTTACTCAGGCTCTCGTTGGATTCATGCTATCAGGACAGACTCTTCTGGCAACATTATTGGATTCCTGAGCCGGGGTGATAGAATGTATTACAAATCGCCAATCCGAGATATTAATCTGTCGGGCCAGACCCCTGGCAGTGTAAGCACTTTCAGTATCAGTACCCCTTCTGGGATTGTAGTAGAGGCATCCCTCTATGCTGAAATTGGTGGGGATAATACTGCTATGTATGTCTCTAGCCCCGATGCTACAGATCTTACTCCTATAGGGTTTGGCTCTACATATGTAGGTGGTTTATCACTAAGTGCTGGTGGCGGGTCATCTTTAGAGTACACCGGGCAACAACTTAACGTTCTAACAAATACTAGTAATCAGGTACGTACTAGGTACACAGGTCAAAATGCTGTTGCAAATGAGATTCGTATTGTAGTTAATGGGTGGAGGGTATTTCGATGATGCATGTTATGCGCAATGACGAAGGCGATATAGTTGGTGTTTTTGTTTTAAGGCAAGAGGGGTTTGCAGAAGAACAGGTTGATGATGAAGATCCAGAGCTTATTGATTTTTTGACTCCCATAAATGAGGGAATCAACTAGTGAGTATTATTGCTAGGTATTTTAATGGTACAAACGTGTCAGATGTGTCACAACCCACCGGAACCTTCCCCGCAATGTCCAATCTAAACGTACCTTTCGGCCAACCGGGTATATACAATTTGGACGGGCATAACGTTGACTGTACATCGCCAGGCTTGTATAGGTTTAAATGTCCCTCTCGGCCTTACTGGATTAACAGGTTTATTGGTAAGAGTTTAAATGGTACAACTGACTTATATGCCTTAATGAGTGCAATAAGTTGGAACCAAGTGTATGGTTCTGCCCATGAATTATCTCCAGATCCAGTTAACATGACTGATACACAGTGCCAAACTATTAGTAATTCGGGGCATTATGGCAAATGGAGATTTCGTTGTGGTTATGTTGTACGGTTTCTTCTATGGCTTCTACCACAATATGGGGTAATTTGTCGTAGAGTTCAGTTTAACACCGGAGAGGCATTTAATGGGTACAGCGACGGGCACGTTGCTATTGAAACTTATACAAGTGGTAGGTGGGTTTTGTGGGACATGAGCAATGGCTTATATTTCACCAACGATTATGGTGAGCATTTAAGTACAAAGGCAGTCATGGAGATGTTTCGTTTAAGGGTTCCACCTGGTGTAGTTAGAATGGATGCCACAGACAAATGGTCCAGTGACGCCCCAGCTTATTTTGATATGAGCGTGTGGCGTGATGCAGAAGTGCTAACTCCTGATGAACTTATTGCGTGGCATAAGCGAGTCATGCAGATTCCTGAAATTTCAAATGTTGCATGGCTCCCCCCCGGAACCGAAAGTAAAGCTACTTGGCTAGCAAGTCGTGGGGTTCAGGTGGTATCTGAGGCAACTTTCAATGCTCAATTCTATCCATAACTTGTAGAAATTTAGGCAGCATAGGATGTGCATAAGATAAGAGAGTTTTTAAATCTATTTTTAGAATTTTACTAATATGACAAACTATTCAGAAGCTGGAAAGCTCTTGGGTGTAGAGGAGGCAGCCGTAAAGGCTGTCGCTTCTTTTTAGTAAAGAGGTTTATATGAACATCAGTCAAAAAGGTATTAGTCTTATTAAGAGTTTTGAGGGATTATCTCTTAAAGCTTACAAAGACTCTGTTGGTGTAACCACAATTGGGTATGGCTCAACTGGCCCAGATGTTTCAATGGGACAAACCATCACAGAAGCTCAAGCGGAATCTTTGTTGAAGAGTGACCTTTCAAGGTTTGAGAAAGGGGTCAGTGATCTAGTTACTGCTCCACTTAATCAAAACCAATTTGATGCTTTAGTTAGCTTTAGCTTCAACCTTGGCTTAGGTAATCTCAAATCCTCGACTCTACTGCGAAAACTGAACTCTCTGGATTATTCAGGTGCAGCTAGGGAGTTTGAAAGATGGAACAAAGCTGGCGGTAAAGTTCTTGCTGGACTAACTCGTAGACGCATTGCAGAGAGAGATTTGTTTCTTTCATAGGCATACATAATGACAGACGTAAAGAATGAAACAGTTCCACTAACAGTAGATACACAAACAGAAGCTACGATCACTTCTACAGTATCCTCAACCCCTAAGAAACTGGAGATAGTAAGTAACTGGCGTAAGGTTTTACTTACTTGGAGCTTTTGGCTTCATATGGGCTCTGTGATCTTAACCTTCGTTGATCAACTCTTGCCGTTTTTGGGTCTATTAGAACCAACGATGACAACTCAAACCTACGCCTTACTAATGTTCACGTTCAACGGACTAGGCTTGTTTGCAAGGTTTATCAAGCAACGTAAGTTGTGGGAATACAAACCAGAGGATAAGGACAATGTTCAGTAACCTATTCTCTGGTGCTACTCTGTATATCATACTAGCTCTGTTGGCTTCGACAGCAGGATTTGGCTACCTTTCTTATAGTTTGAGCAACGATAAGGCTGTAGCAGTAGCTCAGCTTAAAGATGCTAATAAAGCGATTCTAGGCTATCAAAAGGCCGCTGAATTAAAGGATTCTTCTTGTAAATTAGACGACCAAGCAGTTGTTGAATCTTTAACAGAAAGAAAAGAAGTTAGGAATAAGATTGATAATTTAGTTGTTAAAATAAATAAACTCAAGACAGGAGTTGCAATAGCACCTTCCAATATAGAGACAAATAAAAATGCGAAAACTACTACAATTTATGGCTCTGAGTTGCTTTCTCTTGATTTGCGTCTCTTGCTCGACTCAGCCTATTGCATTGCAAGCCCCGAAGACAGTATATGTGGGACCACCGGACAGCCTTCTAGTGTACCCTTGCAAAGCAAGCCCATCAGGTGAAAGTGTAATGGATTTGGCTGTAGCATACAGCAAGAATACCGGCTGTATTGCTATGTGGCAAAAGCAAATGGACAAGATTAAACAGAACAAGAAAGCGCAGGAGGCTCTTTATAATGTCAAGCCCAAGTGATGCTAATACAAGGATGAACAACCTGATTGAGCGTGCATGTATTGCTCTGTTAGGTATTTGTGTCTCAGTGATGTTCATTAGCTATCAAAGTGTGACCAAGGACGTTAAGGACGCTAATGATAAGATCATCCTCTTGCAAATGGATAAGGTTGGAAAGTCTGACATGCGTGAATTTGAGGTTAGAACTAACTCTCGTATGGATGCGGGCTTTTCAAGTTTAGCACAGAGAGTTGATAGTAATCAGCAGGATATTCTCAGACAATTCCAGTTTTACTTTGATAAGGCTAAGAGTGGTCGATAGGGAGATTGCACATGGTCTGGGTGATTATAGAAAGATTTGTTCATCTCATGACCTTAGTTCTTTTGATATTGATGATTAGTATCATCTTCAATAATAATAAAACTGGGGATGAAAGGAATACTTTTAGCTTAAAACTAGAAGAGTTCAGGCAGGAAAGTAAGAAGGTTACGGCAAGTAATGTAACTTATATTGAAGGTAGGATTAATACTCTAGCTGAGATTCAAGATAGTTATCAGGTAAGTACAAGTAATAAAATGTATATCCTTGAGAAGCGTATGGATAAACTTGAACAGCAGAATAAGTTAGCACCTAAGATCATCAACAATAATAACTCTAATGCAGTGATAAACACCATGCTGCCTTGAGAGAAAGAATAAAAATAAGTACTGCCCTAGCAGACATTTGAGGTTACGCCATTAACCCTATCTTAGATAATTAAAAAGCTCCCTATCCAATCACGGAAGGGAGCTTTCTTTTTGCCTAAATTTTACCAACTACTGTAGTTAGTTACATCTTTATTGATAAACAGTTCTTCACAAACAAATGAAGTCTTTGTACCAAGACCAGTAGGAACTACTTTAAAATAGAATTCATACTCTTTTTCATTTAGTTCCTCAAGAGCTTTAATTTTCTTCCTAAGTTCGTCTACATTCTTATTTTCTACAATGTCCAAGCTTAGCCAGATATTCATATCATTCCTCCAAATTAGTCGTCTTAACGCTACTCTCGAAAGACTTTTCCAAATCCTTCAGACTCTTATTAATCACTTGTTGCTTCTGTTCAACTACACTCACACCATCTTCAATCTGAGACTTCTTCCAGTCAAGCCAGAGATAGCCGCCTAGTAGCACTGTGGCTAAGAGGAAGAGTGTAGCAGCAATGTCGATCAATGGTCCTTTCATATTATTCTCCTTATGGATAACGAATGATCTTAACTTTCTTCGATTTCTCTACAAGCTTTTGACGAAGTTTTTCTTGTTTATTATCTTCTTCAATTTTTAGAACAATGTCAATAATTTTCTTAGCCCTCTCTAGAGAGCCGTATGGTCCAAATTCTTTTGCAAAAGCTTCTTTGCTCATGCTGCTTGTGTAACCCATCCAATCAAGTTTAAGTCTTGCTGGATACCAAGACAAGGAGTCCTGCCATACGTGGACCTCTGCCAGATATTCTGTAACATCAACACCATCGTAGGTTTTGGTTGTCTGTTTAATGCGTGTTCTCATAATTCTTTCCTCAAGTCCACAATTAGTTTCCGAAATTTTCACCATAGTAGTGAAGTTCTGCTTGTTTCCTGATGGCAACAGCTTCGTCGTAATCTTTATATGCACCTAAACATAATCTCTTACCATTGGTGCTTATCCTTACCCTCCAGTTACTATTTGCAGCTTCCCAAGAGACCCCTGTTGTACCAGAAGTATTGGTTATGGGGGTGTTCTTGTTGATAGCTTGTAAATAGGTATCCACCCAACGGCAATTTTCTTTTGTATAGTTGCCGTTTGGATCAATCCTGTCCAGTGTAAGATTATCAGAGTATCCTTTGCTCATGTCCTCCCAAAACCCTTCAAAATTTTCCCACGCAGGATCGTATGAAACACCTCTCCCTCCATAACTTAGGTACGAATCATTTTTCTGGTTGTTACATCTAGCCTTCATCCCACTCCACGTTTGGTATTGCCGTGTTCCATGAAAACCATGTGTTGTGTTATTCTTACCGACCCTAACACTTGACTCTCTAAGAAGACAACCGCACGATTTTACATTTCCTTTTATAATTTGCCTTGTAAGTAACACAACGCTATTACCACAATCACAAAGACAATTCCAATAATCTGCTTGATAATGACTTTTATCCGATAAGGTCAAAGCAGTTAATCTATTAAATTTTGATTTTGAATATCTAACCCTTTATATTTTGCACTCATATTAACTCCACAAACTCCTATGAATTTTAATCAACCGAATAAGCATTTCTTCTTCTTGTTTAAGATAGTCTTCTTTGTTCTCAAAGTCAACATTTTTTCTGTCTTTATTGGCTTTCCACCAATTATAAATCTCGTTCTGTTCAATTGCTGCAAGAGCTTGTGGTGTGAGAGTGCCATATTTAGGACTGTCAGACTCAACTCCCCAATCCTCATCATAGGTGAGCTTCATTTCCCACTGATGTGTCTCAAGACCTTTCTCTTGCTCGATAAACTTTTCAAGCTCATAGAACAAGCAGACAGGGATACGATACACAAGGTCGTACCATTCACCTTTCTTCAAACCACCATCAAGGACGTGAGAGTTACCTTTAGAGTTCTTCAGATAAATCTTGACAGAATAGATCAAGTCTGAAGGGAACAGGATAATGTCTTGAAGTTTGTCAATGACGTGTTCAAGCTTAGGTGTCTTGTCTACACCAGTTGAAATACGTTCTGTAAGCATATCAAAAGTAAGCGGTTTCTTAGAATCCTCTGAAAGCATCCAAGAGAATACTTTTGAGTCAGACCAGTAAGACTTTCGGTATTGTTTATAGAATTTCATTTTATTTCTCCATAAAGAAAAAGGCTCACATCCCCGAAGAGACATGAGCCAAGGATAGCACATCAGATTATTGTGTCAAGTTTTTGTTAGGCAATTTTTACACATACAAACGTCATTCATTTCTAATCCTTTGCTCTGTACACTGAAACACCAGCAGACGTTCTTACCTAACATAATATCGCATCGAACTGGCATTTCACATCGAGGACAAGAGTGAGTCACGTTAGATTGTGTACCAACCTTTTCCATTAGTTCTACGTAGTCCATCTATACCTCAGTTGAAGACAATTTCACACACGCCACCACTACAGCCGACAGCTCCCATAGTATCTACATCTGTGTAGCTCTGTTGAGACAAGTCTTTAGAAAAATCTACATCAACAAAGTTTGTATTGATACTGACCCATTTATGAAGGTTATGACAATCCTTCAACATAAAAGTAAGTTTCATAACATCTCCGTCAAAGTTCTTTTCTGCAAACTTCTTAACTCGACGTACCCAATCCCGTTTCAGCAAATCACTAGAATCTTCTGGATCAAGCTTCAATCCAAACCCAAGCGCTGTATCACATGCCATCCACAAGTTGTTACCAAATGCTTGCAATGCACCAACAATCAAGCCAGATGCAAACATTGAGCTATCACCATACATATCCAGAATCTGCTGTGCTGTAAACACTTCAGTGAACGGAGCTTGAGCATATGCACGATCACCCATAGAGCTGAGAAGGGAAATACCAGCAAACCACTTACGGTTGTTGTAGATATATTCCTCAACCTCATCCCAATCATCAACTGTAATAGTATTACTTACATTGTGACGAAGATCAGGGTCAACACACAGTTCATAGTTTGTACCATGTTCAATCCAATATTGCTGAGCAGTCTTAACATAATCAAGCTGTTTCACGCCCATCAAATCTGATTTGTAGATACTTCCTTCTTTACTCTCAACAGGGAAGCTAACTACAACATCTGTCCCGTTACTACTCCAAACACTTGACTCAACCATTTTAGGGTTAGTCTTAGTAATGATGCGAGTAACCTCATCTCCAACATTCATCTGTACATTTCGTAGATATTTAGGGCTGTGTTCCCCATGAATACCTGAAGCCGTACCCAACACAACAGAGGCATTGCCACTTGGTTTTACTGCTGTAGTTCGTGCTGCTTGATTAATACCAAGAAGAATAGCAACAACAGAGTTGATATCTTTAACAACTGTTGCACCATCAATCATGTTTTGTGGATCAAACAGAACATCAGGATTATTCATCCAACCTGTAATACTCACACCAAGTAGAGCTTCTTTTTCTGTGATTCGACGTGTAGCATCAGACAGATATTTGAAATTAGAGTAACCAGCTTGCAGAGTACCAAGGATTGCACCAGCTTTACAAGCTCGGAAGAATGACTCTTTATCTACGCATCGACCGCCATTAATCTCCGTCAGATTACAAAATTGAAAGCCCGATTCACCATTCTCCGCAACTGGCAACATGCCAATTTCTACACAAGGGTTGAAACAGAACTCTTTATTCTCAGTAAAGATGAAACCGGGTTCACCAAAGTCTTTAACAGATTTCATAATATTAGCCCATTCTTCACGACTAAGTTCATCACGAACAAGCATTACAGAGTTATTGCTACGACCACGTTGAGGGTTATCAACAAACCAGTCACCAGTTTTGGCCTTCAACATCAACTCATCATCTTTATCAAACATACAGATGGTTGCTGATCGGCGAACACCACCACTTAAAACAGCGTCAGACATATGCATAACAAAGTCATAGGCTGTGATTGTAGGAACGCTAACACCCTCTGTTTTACCCTCAACTAATGCCTCTAGCAACGCTTCACACTTGACCAACGCACTACGCAACCCGTCTGGGCCAGGAGCTTTAAAACCGCCGCTAATCAAAGCTCCTTTAGGTCGAATCTTATTGAAATCAAAGTGTACTTGACAGCCTTTATAATCAGGGAATGTACCGCCATCTACAAAATAGCTGCTGAACAATACGCCAAAAGCATCTGCCCAACCTTCAATTGTGTCTGGAACCTGAAAAACTTTTACTTTCTTTTCATAACGCTTATGTACTTTTGGTAGCTTAGCAATGTGATGAGATTGTACAGAGAACCCAACACCACAACCACACAACAGAAGGTACATACACTCTTGGAAGAATGCTGCGCGGTCACAATGAGATACGGAGCAATTATACATACGAGCTTCGTGTTTAAACAGTTGCTCACCACCAAACTGTAATGCTCGTTGTGCCCCTAGCACAACTTTATCTTTATAGGCTTGTTCTGCAAAAGAGATATATTCTTCAAGCTCTGGTGTCATAACAGCAGCATATTTCTGCCGATGCATATTCATTACACGAGAGACTGATTCATCCCAAGTTTCATATCCACCCTTTACTTCGTCCCAACGAGAGTAGCCCATGTAAAACTTTGATTGACTCATCATATTTTTGCCAGCGGTATTCATACAACTCCTTATTTATAAATATTTAGTTTCTTTGTTCGTAGAGTGATATAACCTAAGATTCCAAACTCTAGATGTTAAAGCTTCAGCTACATCGCTTCTAAAACAGGGCTGTAATGCATACCAACTTACAGCTTTTTCAATTTGTATTGACTTCTCCCATTGCCAAGCCTTGTGAGCTACGAACGGATCAGATGTCATACCCAGATGTTTATACCCTCCACCAAAACAGTTGACTCTAGCAAAGAAAGGGTTAATCAAGTTCTTTCCTTTATACCTCCTTTTGTCATAAGCAACACCCACAGGTGTAGTTGTGTTTGTTGTAACTAGCCTAAGTAAGGTATTTATCTCGTGCGGTACAAAGACACAACTATCTTCGCAATAGTGCTTGTTACCCGGCGATAATATGTCTTTATCTAGATCCATTCCTTCCCATATGAATGTCTTCATCGATAACTTAAAACTTGAGAAGTATTTCCAGTTGTCTGTTACTGTGGCCTGTTTATAAGTAGGGAATTTCAACTTAAACTCTTCTGATTTTGTTCTCCGTAAAACATCTTTCCAACTTGCATATATGGGGCACATTGTCTGTTTACCATTGTCATCTGTAACGATCACATTATAGTCAGCATCATTGATACCCCAACCCCAAACTAACTTATTCCTTTTCCTAAGCTGCACCCTTGTGTTTCTCCATCTGCTCTAGAATCATCCCAGTGTTATTACTTTGTGCTCCCATGTTCAACAAGTCAATACGTAGGTTAAGCTCACAACTCTCTACAATAGCTTCCCAGCTCGCAGCCCCTTGAGTTAGCCATTCACCAGTACGCTCATGACCCTGATACATCAGACAGTCTACGATATTCCCACGAAGATTACGATGTTTGCAAACTACTTCATCTACTCCCATGGCCACATCCAATCCGTTATTAAAAAGAAATTTATTAATCTCTTCTTTATTGTCTTCCCCAAATGCTTGGGCGAACCCTTCACAGAGAAGTAAATCTGACAAACTCAAATTAAATCCTACGGCCATTTTATTCTTCCCCAACCAAAATACTACGAGCAGCTTCCATTACAGCATCGGAAACATCATTGAATGAATCTTTACTATCAATAGCATTCCTAAGCTTGTTTCGATCAACACCAGCTTCTTCAAAAACTGTAAGGAAAGCACCCCAAGCTTTATCTTCAAGGTAGCAAAGTTGTTCGTAATTCATTCTGTGTACTCCTCAAAAGCTTCTTGTGGTGAACTACCACCTTCATACAGCTCAATAAACTCTACAATGTTCTCTTGTACAACCAACCAAGCATCTTCTTTCTTCATCAGGAATCCACGCTTCTTTAGGATGTTGATCAAGTCTGCAATCCAAGATGATACGTTATAGTCATCACGTTCAATAATCATTTTATTTCTCCATAACTTCTTTAAGGAACGGGAAGTATTTTACCACTTCTTCTTTACATTTGATAGCTACATCTTGATGTTCTAGTTGTGTACCGTTGGCTTCTCGTAGGGAACAATAGTGTAGCCAACTACGAACAGTACCATTCATGTACATCTTACTCATTGTCAAACCTTCTGGAAGAATAACACGAGCAACTTCTTTAGCGATGCCTTTATCTAAAGCACTTTGATAAATATCTTTTGTACGAGCTAATAGGATTTCTTGTACTTCTTCCCACCACCCGATTGTTTCATCGTCCCAACACGCCAAGCTATTTTGTCGGTTCTTTGTATCTTGCAAACGGCATTCACGAGTAATAAAGTCTGTACTTTCTGCATAACGTTGGCTGAACTCTTGAAAGCTAAAACTACGGTGACGAAGAATCTGCCGTGCAATATCCCGTGGAGCCTCAATCTCCATTGTAATGTTACAGGTTTCAAACACTGAATAGTGGTGATGTTCTACGAAATATTTAAGAAGCTTTGCTGCTGTGTCGAAGTTACTTTGATTCTGTGGTGCTGAGACCCGTGCGGCGAACGAAATTATACCCTCGCTATCTGGGATGTCCTCCACTACTGGTTGGGTAACTCCAATCACACGACATTTAATGAAATCAAACATTTACCTCTCCTACTACCAGTTTATAAATATCTTTAAAGTTTGTACCTAAACAGATAGACTGGACCGTTACACGGTTGAAATCATACTTTTCTGCGATTCCTTTTACTAAACCCTTAGGTGCCCGAGGGCTATCTCCTTTCCCATCAAGGTATTCTATAAGAATATTCTTAGCAACCTCATCAGAAATCATTTGGTTAAAAGGTCTTAGTCCTTGAGCTTGTCTAGCCTTCACAGCAGCATTGGATCTAACTTTAGGATTCTTATCAAACTGATTATCCTGAGAAGTACCAAGAACAATATTCTCTTTGGATAAGTTTAAAGGATTATCATCTAAATGTCTAACATTAATACCGGGCTGAAAAGATTCTTCTCCGTACAATACATATCCAACAAATTTATGAAACGGGAAACTGCCGCGTGTCTTATCTCCCTTACGCAAACTTATACTAAAAGACGGGTATCTTTGCTTACCGTATAGCTGAGGTTTAATTCTGTTACCAAAAGGTGTTACGAATTCCTGCGTATCAAAATCAAACCAGTACCCCCTCTCAATTGCTAATTTAATGTAGCCGTGATAAGCCGCTAAATCCTCACTCAACTTGCTTCTCCTTATTCAAATACTCTTCAACTTCTTTCCAAGAAATATCTGGAAAGTACACATACATCGTGCCAGATTTAGCTAAGTTTGTATAGTCTTCTTTTGATTTAATAATGTCTTGCCATACAAGCTTTGGTCGTTGTGTTGGTACATGTGCGTGAATCATTTGCCGCTACTCCCAAACCCACCTTCTCCCCGAATAGTCTCACTCAAACTATCCACCTCTTCAAACATCACTTTCTTGTAAGGAATAACCATCCCCTGTGCAATCCTATCACCTGCATTAACTTCAAGTCCCCACCCTTGTTTGTCACAAGACAACTTGACTTTAAGCTCTCCACGGTAATCCGAATCAATCACACCAACACAGTTACTAAGCCGCACATCATTCTTAAATCCATGACCACTACGACTAAAGATTAGCATTACATGATCTTCTGGGATTTCAAATGCAAGACCAGTGGAATAAGTATGGGGTGCATTATAGTCTGTATCACCATTGAGCATTGTGTAGATATCAAAACAACCGCTGCCTTCTGTTGCGTAGGTTGGAAGCTTAGCGGATTCGTACAGACGTTTTACTTTGACTTTCAAGATTTACTCCTCGATTAATGTTTCAATAATACTTTTAATTTGCAGCAGCATTGCTTCCTCATAACTGAAATCAGAAGCAAATGAAATACCTTCTTGATATTGGTCTAATACTTCTTCAAGGCGACCGTCTAAATAGTCTTGTATTAGGTGAAGGCCATCCTTATTAAATTTATTCATAAACAGTTTCCCCTTGTAGCTTACTATTAAAGTGACGCCTTACAACATAACCCCTGCCCAAACTCCAAACAGTACAGAGAATAGTTGTGGAAGTGGCAATCCCAACAGGGGTTGTAAAGAACATCAAACAACCCATCGTAATTAACCAACTCCCTACCATGCCTATGGTAGTGTTTGTACAGGTTTCAATCAAGGATTGTTTCTTAGTTTGTTTCATTTAATCTTCCCTGTCAACACAAGCTCAAGCTCAGCCAATACGTTGAAAGCTGTATGAGCCAGATGAACAATATTACTTTCCTCATCAGTCCGCTCAATAGCCGGTACACCTTGAGCTTTCTGAATAAACCCCTTCACTCGATGGCGACTAGCAGCAGCAGAGAATTCAGTTTCAGCATTAGGGAGGTTCTTGAAGTCATTAGGTTTATAGCCTTTATTTTCTTCAGCCCAACCCATCACTTTAGCAATCTCTAGAATTGCATTAGGGAAACCTTCATCAAATAGTTGCATTTTTACCTTACCAACTTTACGTTCTTCTAGGGCAGGGCGTTGGATACTTGATTCTACTAAAGTTAGATCATCATAACCAAATTGGAACTCTTGACCAGTTTCATCTATAACTAAAGCATAATCACGGCTTAAATAACTCTTACCTTGATAGATAAACTCTCCTTTATAAGGCTCAAATGAACTGTAAACCTTATCCCCTACCTTAAATTTACTCATCAACCGTCTCCTCATTCTGTTTAGTAATATTCTTCAATTTCTGTATTTGGTCGAGCATGTTCTCTTGTTGCTGACGGAGATTATGAACCAATTTCATAGTGTTGTCAAGCTCTTGTTCAAGAGTTTTTACTCGGTTGTAAAGTCTGAAATCTTGGATTTTAATTCTCCTTATTTTCCGTGCCTTTCTGTAAAATCTCCTTGAGACTCTTGCCATTTTTCACGAGCAAGTTTAGCATCTTCTAGATTAATATACGAACCTAAATTAGTTTTCTTATATACACCAGCTTCTGTGTAATGGCCTTCGGCAACCCACTTGTTGTTAGCTTTGTTCCAGCATACACCATTTACGCCTGATTTGTTGTTGCTAGATAAACCACAATTACGCCCATTACTTATCGAGGTGGCTTGTCGTAAATTACTCCATTTGTTATTCAACCCATCACCATCTTCATGATCTATAAGCTGATCAGGCCACTCCCCATTCATGTAAAACCAAGCTAATCTATGGGCCAGGAACAATTTACCTTTAATTCGTATCTGAAGGTAGTACAAGTCTTTTTCACCGTACTTAGATGGATACCCTGCGACCTTACCAGCAAACCTTCCAAGATATGTATTTCTGGCATGTGTGTTCTTGAAATGTTCCAAAGGTCTGTCAACTTTCCATGTGAACAGACCAGTCTCTTTGTTATAATCTAATGCCTCATGCAAGATTTTATGTGTTAGTTCCAACCCACCGCCCCTCTGAATTTAACCGCATTGGCTCCAACACGGGCATAGAATCAATAATCAACCCCGTGCCAATGATTGGGCGCTTAATATTCACATTATTGTAGTTGAATGCAAGCTTATCATCGTCAATCAGACAACCACACTGCATACCCCAATAAAGTCCGGTGCTATTTCCCCAATAATCAATCTTGAACGTCTCATGATAGTGGCCTTGAGTTGCATTCATGCCCATCTGCTGGCTCAGTTGAATAATGTTGCTTGTCTTACCGTGGTGCATATAGCACTTCTGACCATTAGGAAGATCAACCGTCAGATCAAAGCTCCACTTCCAACCACTATCTACGCCCAATACTTCATTGTATGACTTGATATAATGTTTTGGAATACCAAACACCTTAGCCTTACGCCATACCAAGCTACCGTGATTACTTTCAAGAATGTCCATTTTAGGGAAAATCTTAAACAGCTCTGAAATCACAGGAAGAGCCTGACGAATTTCATCTCCAGCGCTTGGCAAGTCTGGGTCACTGTCATGGAAGCTCAAGGCGTGACCATCCACCTCATCACCCAGACAGATAACACGAGTTGGGTTGTATTTCTGTTTCAAATGCAGCAAGAAAGCAATAGCATCTTGGTGATGATATGGAATATGCAAATCACTGATCAACAAGATACGGCTGTTATCATGCTCCACACCATCATTCTTACGTACAGAGTAAGTTTCTGACGACTTACGATTATCTACTACAACTTGACTGAATTCTTTACGGAGATAATCAGATACGGTTGAACGTGGTTTGTCCAATAATTCTGAAATCTTCCTCCAGCTCTTACCTGTTTTTGCTAGCTCAACAGCTTCTTGTTTCCATTCTGCTTCACTCACTGAAACTTCTCCTCATATTCTTCTTCTGTTAGTTCAACGCGACTAACAGTATGTCCTACAAATCTCAAAAGGTTATAGATTGCGTTCTCTGGCTCCGTATCCAAATAGCTGAACACTTTACCATCAATATCACATACACAGTCTGTAGAATCTTCTAGTGTAAAGAATGTAATGTTCACTCAAAACCCTCCTTAGTAAAACATTCATGTAATTTGTTTGTATGGATAACCAGACAATCTTTAGGCGTACCACACCACTGAGAATACCACTCAACATACTCTGTAGCATCTTCTTCACTAGAAAAGCATTCTAGAATGCAATCCCAACCATGTTCGACATGTGTCACTGTATATACATTACTCACCAAGCCTCTCCTTCAATTTAATAACTAATCCGTAAAGCTCCAAGTTCATCTGAAGCACCGTCTCAAGAATCTCTTGTTTCTCGTAAGCATTGTATTTCATGAACTCATCGCTTATCACTTCATTACGCAATTTCCAATATGTGAGAGGATCTACTTCGATAGTTACAGCAGCCTGTACAGGCTTCTTAGGAAATAACTCTCTGACGTCTCCCATAGCTAAAACCCGAACACAGAGGTGTCAATACAAGTGAGCCACACATAGAAGAATGTATAGTATTGAACCAGAGCATTGATAACCAGATAATGTCCGTCAAAGTTATCAATCTGTGACATTGTGAGAGTAATGTTATCTTTAAGTGACATTATTTAAACTCCTCACGAAAGGTTCCATCATCGACAATACCAGTTGTCTGATATGGAGTGCGATTAGAAATGTGTAAATATACCCTTTCCGGATCAAATCCATCACCGATACCTACAAAATCATTATTGACAATGTAAGGCTTTTGTTGTTCAAGCAGCACTTGAAGGATTTTATCAACTTTGGCTTCTAATACACCAATTTGAATACTAAGCTCTGTGTAGACTTCATTCTTTTTCATGTCTCATACTCTCCTCGATTTGCTTTCTACGTTTCGCAGCACTGCTTGCAGGGATTATATCATGATCTTTTAGCCACTGCACGTCTTTTTTAGCTTTACAGATGGCGATAATTTCTTTTTGTATCACCGCATCTTGGAAGCTGATTCCCATACGTTCAGCATAGCTCTTGATTTTATGGGCCTCCTTGTTCACCAATGCCATTTCTTCCTTATCACAGCATAGATGAAGAATGAAAGGAAGTACATCTTCCCAGTCAGTAAATTTTACATTACCTATGCGGTGGTCCACCTCTAAAGCAGACTTCCCTGTCCACTCTCCAGTAAGCTCACAGTATGCTCCAGACTTAGCACGTCCTGTGTAGCCTTCTGGTGGTTTTGAACAACCTTCGTTCTTAAACTGCATCTTTGGTGGATAGAATTGCCAAATTGATTTTCTCAACGCACCCCGAAGCCATGTGAAGAAACTAGACTTTGTAGGCCAGACATCTGGAGACTGTTTCCATGGCTCTTTCATACATTTTGGTCTTCCATATATTTAACACAAGCTCCAGTCATTATGATTACATGCTTATTCAAACATGGCTTATTGGGTTTTACTCTCACCTCTGAACCTAGGTATTCATAACACCAGTTAATATACTGATAAGGTAGGTAGATACACTGGATACTACCTTCTGAGCATTCCTTAATCCAGAGTTCACTTGGTTTGATTATATTCTCAATCTTAGGTTCAGGTTTCTTTTTGTTAAAAGGCCACATTAGACAATCCCCATCTTTTGCATAACTTCACGCACATTCACAAAATCACCTTCAAACCTCAGCATATGAATACCATCCCAATACATTTGTGCAATTCCTAAATAATCCTTTGTCACTTCAAGTCCACATTGATCTGTGTACGTAACTTCTTCAGGATACCATTTCTTATAAAGATCATGAACAGCTTGCCAACATTCTTGATCTGTCTGTAAATCTTTTAAGAGTTTATAACCAGACTTCTCACCAAACTTAACACCAGCAAGGTAACAAGGATTAAGGCCATCAATCGTATCACCAACAATCCACTGAAGATACTTCCATTTACTTCCGTGACCTCTAACCTTTCCTTTTTCATCTAGAGTAAGCTCACCAAGACCTTTTACAAACATAGGCTCCGACATACGATCCCAGTTATAGACCCACCCATCGGTGCCCATGCTGTCCTTATCGGTGCTACAACCAATAATTTTAGTCTTAGATCTAATCCCATCATGTTGACGCATGGAAATTTTATCGTCTGCTTCCCCTTGAACTACAATAGCTCCGTGAACCCCTTTCAAATATTCCATAACTTCCTTAAGTTGCAGGGGTTTTAGTAGTCCAGAACGGTTTCCTTTATAGCGTTGAGGTAAGGGTAGCTCATCACGAAAGTTGTCCTTTCCACTAAGATAAATCTCGTACTTATCTGTACCACAAGCTTCGCAGATACTTTGTATCATTCGCTTAACTGTGAATAAAGCATGTGAAATATCTTCTGTCACTTGAGTGTCTGTAATTTCAAAGTCTTCAAATGGAAACCTATCCCCAATAGTTTCTTTAAGCTCAGTCCTGTGTTTGAAAGCTTTAGTGCGATTGCTAGGTTTGTGTATAGCAACAATACCACGAGTTTCATTAGCTGCTGAAGATTTGAAGGCTAGAAGGTCTCCGTCAATTACTGCGATTGGTTTTTTAGACATTATCACCTCTTAAACAAAAGCCCCGTTACCGAGGCAATGTTATTAAATCTTAATTGTACTGAGTAAGTTGCTTGTACTTATCAAATACAGCTAGAGCATCTTCTTCAACTTCTTCAAACTTGGCTGCTACATATAATTTGGCTGCCTTATCTACCAACTTGATATCATCCTTTGACAGACCTTTGCTATTTAGGTCGGCATCATATGTAAAGTCTTGCTTCACTTGTTTAATATCTTGTTTTACTGTTTCAAGATCAGTCAGCAGCTTAGTCAATCGTTGGAATAGAGCTTCTTCAGTGTAAATCGTTTGTTCGGTCATTTGTTTCTCCTAATTTAAATTATAGATAGCGTGTGCGAAGTGCTTCAGCTACTCGTTGATCAGTTTGTTGGTCAGCGTATAAACAAGAAAATTCATGTTTACGTTTCTTCCAAGCTCTATGTCCATCTTCTGGATTATCATAGTAACCAAGACCTTCACGTCTGTGAGTAAAAGGATTTCTAATCTCCGCTTTAAAAGCTTGGTCTCTTTTATTCCAACTAACACCAATAGGCCACGGGCCCCTAGTTGCAGCAGTATCCATAATAAATAGATTAAGCTTCTTATCAACAAAGGCACAAGTATCTGGGGAATAAACTTTATTACCGGGTAATATAATATCTTTATCCAGTTGTTTGCCTTGCCACTCTTGTGCCAACATCCACTTTTCAAAATCGCTCAAATGAATCCACCCATCTATAACAGAACAATCGATATATGAAGGGTGGCGTTTGTGAAATTCTGCATCATAAGAACGACCTAACATGTTTTGCCAAGTTCGGTAGATTGGACAAACAATCCTCTTTCCATCAACTGTCCAAGTTACATCTCTGTCTAAATCATTAATACCAACCCCGAATACAGGTTTATAATACTTCCCCATCATTACCTCTTTGAATGGGAGGGCTTTTACACCCTCCGTTTTCAATTACTAAAATGGCAGCGAGTCAGAGTCATCAAACTCAGGTTCCGGTTGTGGAGTAGGTGCTTGTTGCTTTGGTTCTTCTACCTTAGCTTCGACCTTCTTCACTTTGTAGCTACCAAGAATATCGTCATCAACGCTGTCCGATGCAGTACGACCTTCGAATGGAATGTGTTCAACCACTTGGACAGTATCCAAAGTAATTACAACTTGATTGTCTACGTTCTTATATCCGAACAGTTTCAAGTTGACCACACTGCCGTTGCCGATGTTATCAGTAAAAGCCTCACCTTTAGTATCAATAACGTTAACAGTCATAGGGTTATTCTTTTTGCTAAACTCTGGCTTAGCAACGTTGAAACCCCACAGACCTTTAACCACATCGTAGTTAACCTTACCCTCTTCAGCCTGCTCGGAGGTCATGTACTTGATCTTCCTAGGCGGCTTAGATGTTTTCGTTACACCAACCTCAGCAAAGGTTTTGTTAACCATAACTTCATCAAGCAGCTTGTCCTTAGCCTCTTCATCCACAAACACTTGAGCACTGAACTCTTTCGACTCACTCTGATACTTTTTCTTGGCCTCATGGACTGCTGCATAAAATACAACGGCGTTCTTGATGTAGATATTTACAGTTTCAAGGCCACCCGATTTAGGCAAGTCGCGTACAATTACTTCAGTTTTGTTAGTCATTTATTTCTCTCTATTAAGTTGTGTATTTTATATGTTCACAATATTGTGAGATATATTTGCAACATCCTATCACTAGGAATTCTATTTACTTACATCTATACCAATGATGCCCAGGATGTATAGCACAAACCCACCACCAAACATCTTAGCCCATACTACAAACCCTGCCCAAGCCAAGCTGCCGGACCAAATGTCAGTCCAACAACACCCAGCAAGTATAGACCATAGCCGATACCACTTACAACTGCCAAACCCATCAGAATAGCTCCAATGATTACCAAAGCAGCACATAGACCTGTTTTCATAATATTCCCCTTAATTAATGTTTAGTTGGCTCAGCTTTCTTCTTCCCAACAGAGATATCTACAATCTCTGCCTGCTGTTCTCCCTCTGCAACATCGCCAAATCCACCAAAGACATCCATCAGAGAATCTTTCAGTTGTTTACTTTGATGATCTTTCCAAGCTATGAAATCAGAACACTCCTCAAAGACATATTCTACAGTGCCGACAGAGCATTCACCAACCTTCTCTACAGTATCACGAATAGTTACTGAGCCCATGATTCAACGAACCTGCTTTTCAGACAGCAACACAAACTCTTGCTGATAAATCTTAGCAGTTGTTTTACCAAGTTCTTGCTTTACAGTTTTAAGATATGTGCGGGCATCCTTTCGAGTTGATGCGTTAGCGTACACGTTTTGTTCATCTGCTACTACGTATTGGATTAGTGTGTTCATTTTATTTCTCCTCGGGTTTATTTAAGTTCATTCTTCTTCAATGGTATCAAAAAACCATTCAGACTCAGTATTAATTTCTTCAGGATCATCCGGAACTGGTCCATACTCTGACTCACGCTCGACACAACGTTGCGCTTCAGATAGTGTCCTGAACCTACGAACAGCATTACTACCATCTCCACAGTCAATAATTACTTCATAATAAATCATTACCCTCTCCTTCATTCAGCTTCATATTTAATTTACACGTATATTATCGCATGATAAGGGTGTTGTGTAAAGGGCTATTTTTGAATTTCTTTAGTGGGTTTCCATCCATGATTTCCCCGTCTTTGCTTCCCCTGCCAAAGGTACTTTAAGTTTTAAATACTGTCCAGCTTTTTCGATTGCTTTCTCAATCATTTGACCAATCTCAGCGGCAACAGGCCCATCACACTCAAATTCTGCTTCGTCGTGCCAGAATCCGATACGGCGTACAATAAATCCTTTATAGATGTAATACGGTTTACGATCTTTCCAATACATTTGACCAAGCCACAAGTCCATAAAACATAAAGCATAATCCATGGCGATACCACCACAACTTTGAAAAATTGTATTGAGAAGTGCAGACTTTTTACGAGTACAAAGCATACGACCATCAATAGCTGGCAGGTATTTACTTCGTCCAGTCGTCTCCCAATACTTCTCAAGGTTCTCTTTCAAAGCTTTGGTCGCAGGATTCGCAGCCCAGAACGCCTCCAGTTTATCGTTCCCCATCTTCAATGGAAGACCAAGAGTAGATGCCAACTTTGGACCGGCGCAACCATACATACAGGCATAATATCCGTTTTTACTGCTATCTCGGTAAGGCTTAAATGTTGGATCATCCTTACTAAAATCCGTTGAACTAATATCAAACTTGCTAACAGCCGGAATATGATCATAGAAAGCAAAACGTGCATTCTTAGAGTGTACATCACCTTTCAACAATTCATCGGCTGTAGCTCCATTGTCATATTTATAGCAGTAATGTCCTTGTACACGCCCCTCTAACGCAGCGGCGTCCCCGGCAGCAATAAGCATCCCATCTTCTGAAATCCAGAGGGAACGGAATTCCTTACCAAGCAACACTTTTTCCGATGCTTTTGGTACGTTTACAACAGTTTTATGCTTTTGGCGATGAGTTGAAGCAATCCCTGTGCGCCCGGCGCCAATGCGCCCATCCATCTGTAAACGTTCATTTGTGAGCCAACCTTCCAACACTGATTGACGGTTACGTAGACTTAGCCACTTTACAACGAGTTTTACAATATCCCCTTCAAGTTTCATAAGGTTAGGACAAATCTTTCCAGCCTCCTGAATTTTAGGACTTGTCTGGATCAATTGACGGGTCTTAGGATCACGCATTGGCTTACCATCAGGTCCACGCTGAAAATTCCAGAGGGTCGGTTGCCAGTTGTTTTCTAAGAACCAATCTTTCATCTGGTCTTGGTTAGCCATTTCCATCGGCAACTTAATATTCAGCATAGCTCCTGCAACTACTGGATACTTTTCACCATAGAATTCCCACAAACCTGTGTTTATATCTAGAACGCCATTGTGCTTCTCAACAAACTTTTCCCATGCTGAAGAATAGTCACCTGATTTTTTCCAAGGCTTTGCTGGCATGCTGTAATACTTCTCTTCAGACTTCTTCAAAGCCCTCGGAGGAAGCTTAGGCTCTACCTCTGCGCGAATCTCCTCCATCATCAAACCAATACGTTCTTTGAGCTTCAAGCCACCTTCAACATCAAACTTGAAGCCTGTAAGCTCCTGGCAAGACATCAGATAGAAAGACTTCTGACCACACTTAAATGCATCAGCGATTGTGAAGTCTTTTCCGTAAACATCTTTCCATTCTCTTGCAAGATATTGATACAGCAAAACGTTCACGTCAGTATCTCGCTCACAATACACATCCATCTCTGGGTGCCACTGCATAAACTCAGCGCCCTTCGGTGCATTACGTTCAATTAATCCTAATTCGATTGCTTTTTCTCGCCAATCAATTTTAGGCAATCCGAGAACTTCACCAAATGCTTCAACGCTGTGTCCAACACGATCAGGGTTAAGGAACATGCTCAAATATAGGGAATCCACAAATTGTACTGGCTTCCCATCAATCGTGTCTTTGCCAACAGAGAAATTGATTCCAACAATATTCTGTAGCACGAACATATCGTAGCCAAGGATAAAGTGACCTACGACCACAGGATTAGGCTTTTTAAAGATGAATGAGATTAGCTGATCTTTGGCAGACTCATCTTTAAAAGGATTTATCTTAATCTTTTCTCCACTTTGGATATTGGTTGCACAAACTGTCCAAACCTTTGTGGACTCAAAAATAAATCCATCTGCCTCAATATCCAGCACAATCTCATTCTCACCTAACATTTGTTACTCCTAAATTATGTTCCGTGCCTTTCAGTGTATCCAGCATCCATCAAGTTTAACAGCTCCATCTGGTGAAGTCTATACTCAGTTGCCAGAAATTCAGCTAATTCTGCTCCATAGACATTCACAGAGAAACATTTTGTTTTCGCTTTTCCGTCTAGACCTCGCCAACCGGCGACATATCGGTCAACATAATTTCCATTTTTAGTCCTCACAGTCTGGAAACATACACCATGAATCCCGGATGTATTACTTTTGAGCATTGGTTTATTACGGGCATTCAAAATAGGGTCAACCAACCTCAGATTTTCGATCTTATTGTTGGAGGGATTTCCATCAATGTGATCAATATGTAGGCCGTCTTGATTTTCAAAGTTGTTATTTAAAGCCCAAACAATTTTATGGCCCTTGAGATGTCTACCTAAGGCATGTACGCGCCAATATCCATTGTCAAGTGACCCAACGATATCTCCAACTTTTGCTGTACTTCCCCGAGTATTGACCCTCTTCCACCTCAAACCACTCGGAGATGTTTCATCATAAATAAAGAACTCGCCTAAATACTCTCCATATTTATAATCTTTTTTATTTAAAACTATATTCAACTCCAGATTATCAATGTTACAATTCAAAGCATTCCCGTCTTTATTCATAACTTGCCTACCCTTGGGAATCTTACCATTGAACAGTTCCCACACAACTTGGTTGATTGAGTAGACTTTCCCTTGGTACGTAATTGCCAAACGGCCTTCACTTGTAATATTACCAGCTTGGCAATCATTTATTCGGCGTACAGGTTTACCACCACGGCCAATCCGAAATGGCTCTATCCACCTAATAAATGTTGGACTTGTTTCATCATATTTAAAAATTTCTGCAAAATTCAAATTAAAACTCCGTAATTTCTGGATGATCAATCAAATATTGGTCTAGATCATATAGTTTGCCAGTGTCCTTATCAAAATACACAATCCCAGCAGGGCCGGTCTCTGAGTGGTGACGATTCTTGTGTACAGTAACCTTGGTGCAGTTGCGCTCAAAATCACTGTCTGAGAGCTTATCGCGTTCTAGACTAAATGTTTGTGCAGCAGACTTCATGATTGTAGAAGTGCCAATAATATCACTTTCAGTTAGCTGTGAATTGTTATCTGTTTTTCTGGTATGACATACCAACAAGACACTAACTTGAGGATACTCTTTAATCAGCTTCTTAAACCATGCAACCAACTCTTCTTGAGCTTCAAGACTCAAACCCGCCATCAAGTCAGAATAAACGTCTGCAACAAGGATAGTAACTCCGAGTTGAATAATCATCTCAAGAATCTTTTCTTTCACAACTTCAATGGAAGCTCCCCGTTCATCACAGACCCAGAAACGAGGTGAACCATCCTCTTTCATTAGGAAGTGTTCAGCCTTGTCACGAATGTCATCACGAGATAGATACTCACGACGTGCTGCACCATCCATGTTAATCAGGCGTACGCCCAAATAATTGGAAAGAATGTTTGTAGCCCATTTGTCTTTGGTCGCCTCAAGAGACAACACGCCAACAATCTCAGTTGGTTCAGTCAGAACCCAATGCACGACCATGGAATCAACAAACAAGCTCTTACCGACAGAAGTTTTGGCAAAACAACAAGTTAGCTCATTCTTGACCAACCCGCCGCCAAACATAGTTTGAGCTTTAGCCATGAAAGGTGGGAGTGTAAGTTTACTCAAGTCAGAGTAGTCAATAGCAGCAGTCAACAAACCACTGGATGCGTGAACACCAGCCGGACTATAAGGTTTTGCTTGCCAGAAATCATTAATGAAATCTTGTTCACGACCTTCAGCGATATATTGGTTACAATCCTTGAGGCGCATATTCATAATGTAAACACGGCCACGAGGCAAAACTTTAGCAATCTTTTCGGCCGCTTCTTTACCAGCTTTATCACTGTCTGTTGCAATTACGATTTTCTTTGCTTGAGAGAAAAAGGCATATTGTTTCTGTACTTGCTTATGAGCCCCACTTTCACCAATTGTTGGACTAACGCAAGCTACAGGATCATATTGTTTATTCTTCTGTGCGTCAGACAGCATCTGGAAAGCCGCGAGGGAGTCATGCTCTCCGCCACAAATAACAACAGTGCCTGTCATCGTTTTGAACTTAAACTGACCAAAAAGTTCACAATCCTTACCAGTCTCACCTACTGGACTAGTAAAGTCTTTGGGGTGTTTCCTCAGTTTGTACCCTGAAATCTCATAACCCTGAGTAGTTGGATAATAAGTTGCTGCAACACTGCCATCAGCTTCATCATAACTATAACGCACACCAAAAGGCCGAGAAATATCACTACGAATCCCCCGATAACCCTTACTGTCTGTACCTGTCACTTTCTTAATCTTTTCATTTACTTCTAGATCGAAATAGCTTCCCACTACAAACTCCTCTTCATCATCTTTAATTTCACCATGTTCCTCAAGCCATTCATCACTAGGAATTGTGAATTCACAAGCCCAACAGAATGCCCCCTTTCCTTCACCATACACATGAAGATTGTTCCTAGACTTGTCTTGCCCCTTCCTGATACACCTCGGGCAACCTGTCTTATGCTCATGAGAGGTATCAATGCCATATTTGTTACTCAAATCATCTCTCCCATAATCTCTAATCCCACCTTAATTCAAATGCTTTCAAGAGTTACTATTGCTCGTATTCCTTCTCATACTCATCAGGAGCCATATACCAAGTCTGACCATTTTCACCGATAAATCCAACCAAATCTTTATGGTCATTGTCGTATTCTAAAGGGAAGCGTTTAACAATTTGACCATCCTGAAAATCATGTCCATATATACAAGTCACCACCCTTACTTTTGTTCCAATTTTCATTACAGACTCCCTCGCTTAGCTTTCATAAAATCAGAATAGTGTACTAACGAACCATTGAAGAACATTGACTGACCTTCAAACGTCCACTTCTTGTTATTGTAAAATAAACACTCATACACATTAGTGCGGTAAACAGACCACTCTTGTGGGGACATCTCATGGCCTGCACCAGTAGTTTTATTTTTCATTACAGATTCTCTCCTAATTCAACTCGGATTCACACTCTGAACACCAGTCAGAGCGCTCTCCACGTACTTCTTCCTCAGAATCCTCAACAGCCTTATCCAATTCCTCTTGACTATACATCCCCTTCATAATCTTCTGCACAAACTCAGTCAAATCCGTACCCCCACAAAACAGAATACCAGAATTAGAGAAACTTAGCAACTCATCTTTGGAATAGATGTTTAGGTTAATCTTTGAGATGTCAATCATCTTCGTTACTCAAAGCATCCCGAATAGCCTCTTCAATACTGTCACCATAACCTGACTGACAATAAGTGTCTTCATCACCATAAATATCTGCATGCCAGCCGCCTTCATATTCAGGAGTCAATGCAATACGTCGCTTTTCAATCAGTTCAATTAGGTTCATTACATCGTTCCTCCAGTTGCTTGAGCATGTCGTGCAGATGCTTCCCATGAAGCATTAATAACACGTTCTTCTAGTTGTTCAATATAGTCTTCAAGCTCTTTCCAAGAATTACTAATAGCATCTGCATCAGTTGACTTACCAACTGAATCAATTAGGGCTAAGATAAGTTTGTCTGCTTTTAAAGAAATCATCAATACACCTCATAATATTCTTTCAACGTTTCAAAGTCTTTCATCAACTCTTCATTAACCTTACCATAAAGCACAAAATAGTTGTACTCACAATCTCGAAAGATTCGCCCATCCTGCTCTTCAGATTCTAGCAATTCCTGAATACAAGTTTCAATCTCTTTATCTTCTTCTGTATCAACAGTGAATTTGGAGATAGCCCATTCTACAGGACCAAATCCATCATTCCAGTCATTACGTACAGCTTCCATTGAACGTGCAAGATTGAAGTATTTATCTTTACTGTCAAGTGCTTCAACAACATCTGACCAATCACTGTCTTCGTCCAAACCATATTTAACCTGCAAACGGGCTTTAGCCAATACTTCTTTCTTAGCTTTCTCGGTCTTTTCAGCCTCTTGTAGCTCTTTACGGATGTTACCCTTAAGAGTGTCAGTGTGGCGGTTGAACAAGTCTTCAGCACTCTTAATCAGTGTTAACATTCGGTCTTTCTCATCGCTTACGGGGATGTTTCGTTGTAGGTCTCCAATGTAACCGGCAGCATGAGTTGTTGTAGTCTTTGTACGTGAACGCTGAGTCTTAAATTCAGATGTGCTGTAATTATTTGGAATACCAATGTCTTTCATAATCTGTGTGATCTTCTCACGTACTTTCTGATTATTTTCGATAGCTGGGATATTCGATTGGTGTTCTTCCAACACATGAATGCGTTCACACTCAGCTTTTTCAAGGAGCTGGGCCAGACGTGTATCAACCTCCTCAATTGTATTTGGGTCACGTTGATAGTAACTGCTACCACACTTAAAAGCACTTTGTAGACCAATATTAGCTACAGATGGCATTGTAATTTTATTCAACTTCATCACTGAAGGAATATTACTTTCAGCTTTCTTTTCCAAAGCTGTCATCAAACCTTTTACAAAATCAAAAGCTTCGTCCGCTGTCTTTACGTATTTCATTGTCCTTCCTCCTCATACCAACTCATAGCCTGTTCAAACAATTTCTCTGCGTCGAAAAAGATGCTACCCGCTTGATCAACACTATCAATGCTTGAATAATAGCTATCACCATCGTGATTATAATCCCAACCAAGCTGATAACTGCAAACTTCACCTGTCTTGAAAGCAATATGGGCATTAAAATAACTGACATAACTGTGGCAATCAAAGTGTGGTTGATCCCACATTGTACCGTCTCGATTGAATCGTGCAAATGCTGGATGTTTAGGATAGACATAGAGGTATACACACCACTTGTTCTCCCCATCATATCCAATATGTTTAGTTACAGACACAAGAAAGTTCTTACCCTCTTTCTTCCATTCAAGCTTTGGTTTCCAGCCTTCTAGATTTGCCATTATTTAATTACCACCCAAGAATTATCGTAACTAACCACAACAGATTCATTACCATCATATTCTTCAATGATATAACGATCAGATTCTGTCTCGTAAACTCTTAATTTAGCACACCTACCGTTAGCCTTGTCACCAAGTATTTCAACAACTTTTACAAGCACTGGATCATGTCGGCTAAAATCACCTGAGTAAAGTGACTCCCGATTATCATCTACTTCTTTGTCTCCTGTTGGAGGTTCTATCCAGTAGTGAGTACACCAAGAGTTATTTTCAGGATAAATTTTGATTCCATTAATTTCGGCATATAGCTCATATGCTTCATCACTCAAATCAAATCCACCAAAACATGCATTATAGACAATCTTGTTCATCATATCTCTCCTCATCAATTAATTTCAATACGATCAATAATACTCGTAAAATTCTGTGCAGTCAAGGGTTGCGTGCAGGCCCGCTCACCTTTGGTGCTTCCACTGACGTTTCATCTGTGTTTCTTTCAAATCATGCCAAGGTTTCCATCCGTTAGGTTTCTTGACAGGGTTAAATTCTTTAGCGCCTGTGATTGTCGTAAATTCGTCGAACCAGAATGTAGTGTTAGGGTTGTATCTATTCTCATAGGTTTTAAAGGTGTCAATAAGCCCTCCTGGGAATATAACACCCTTCTGACGGACCTTAATGTCAATACCTACCAAATTAGACAGTTGGTTAGCTCTGAGAGACGCATGACCTTCATCATTTGCATTATCCAGATAACTTGTAAAGGCTTTCTTGATCAACTCTTTACAAGAGTCTGTCATCTGATAACCAAGCCTACGAAAGTATTTGATAGCCCATACCCATGCATTGTATTCACAATCAATCTGCCCATTACATGAGGAAAATCCACCCATAAAACCACCATTAGCTCTAGGAGGTTGCTTACTCTTATTATGACCTAGTTCGTGGAAATACACCAACAAATCCTCTATGCTTTCAGGGATTACCGATCTAATGTGAGAGCCTACGTGAGTGGATGCATCAAATTGTCTTTGGATAGAAACGAATCCAAGGTTATCCTTAAGCATTCTGTAGGAAAGATACTCCACAAATGAGCGACCAGCTACAGGCATTGCCTTGGAATAGGTGCGTTGCTTAGGAAGATCCACCTTTACACAGTTCCTGAAAAAGTCACCATCTGCCCAACCAGTGAGCGGAATAGATTTTGAACTAGATCCAGTACCAACAGTTATTTCGATAATATCACTAATCTTAGTCATCTGAGTTCCTCTAATCTGGTTGGTTTGTGATTAACGTAGACCAAGATTACACCCGATCCCCACACCTGTCAACACTCCTGTGCAAAATAATTTCTCTAAATTTCCTCTTGACTCCTGTGGATTTGTTGGGTAGTATGAGGGCTGTTGGATAAATTAGTGAGGAGAAAGATTATGAACAAGCAAGAAATTATCAATGAAATCAAGAAGTCTGTTACAACATCTGCTGAGAATGTCCGTATGGATGCTGGTTATGGTGGTCGTATGGATGATGGCGGTGCGGCTAATATGGAAGAACGTCTTAAATATTGGCTCGATGGTATAGCATTTGCTGAAACTGGTAAGACATTTGTGTATCAGTCAACTCTACAACGTATTGAGAAAGAATCTGATCCAGAGTTTGCTGAATTCAAGCGTCTTCAAGAAAAATTTGGGAAATGAAGATATTCAATTATATCCCTCACAAATGTTGGTGGAGAGTAACTGGTAATAACGGCTTGACTCATACACCTTGTGAAAAGACTTGCATTCTGTGTAAAGAATCTATTCACTTACCTTGGGAGGATTTCTTGAAGGATAGCGTTAAGTGGGTAGATGGTAAATTTCCTTGGAGGGTAAAATGAAACGAGAAATTGAATACTGGTACAACACTGTTGACCAAGGCTGTGGTTGCTGTCACATGAGCTTTTCTGAATACTCTATGTGGGAAGATGGCGTGTTGGTCACAGATGACTGTGGTGTTGACGTATGTGAGAATTAACAGGATTTGAGAAAATATCTGGCTCACCTAGAACCTTTCAGTGTTTCTCCTAATAGTCGGTGGTTTTGATGAACAACCTTAAAGCTTGGTACGTTACACATCTACATTCAGGAAAGAAATACTCTTCTATTGTATTGAGTAAATCTCGATACTTAGCCTCTACATACGTTGAAGGTGAAGTGTTGAATGTAGAGGAATCTTGGGGTAAGCCTATCCGAGAAGGTGGTATCATTAGTAGCAGTGGTTGGGCTATGTATTTCTTTGACAACCACACAAAGAAAGATTATGAAGTTAGTGAAGAGTGGAAACAGTATTTGATTCGTAGACATTTTGATGATGGGATTGAGGATTAAATTATGAAAAGATATGATTATGCGGAAGGTTGTATGGAGGAGAAGGTGGACGGTGAATATGTACTTTATTCAGAGGCTGAAGATTGGCGCAAACGTGCAGGTCGATTGACTAACAATCTTATTCAAATGGGACAAGAAAATCGTGACTTAAAAGATTACATTGAGAATATAAAAGGAGATGTACAGTGATCGAAGCAATCATAGAAGTGTGGTGTTCACCTCTTCTCCAAGAGGATTATTCCGTAAAGATTATCCCTCTGTGTGCTGGAGATTTATTCAACGTAGAGGATGATATCAGGGATTACCTCAATTGGGATTTCTACCTGAATACATTTGGTGTTGACTATGAAGAAGTTAAAGGTTTGTGGAAGGTTGTGTTCAAGATTTCTGTAGAATACAGCACATACTACACATATGATGGACCAGATGATGACGTGGATATTGGGCAAGAAGTTTTGTTCAAAGGTCAATGTCAAGAGTGGTCTGAGATGAAATATATCTGGCTTGAGTTGAATGGGAAGATTGATGAGTATTTTAGTAAGCCTTGGAAGAAGAACTTAGGCTTATATCAAGATGATTTGTTAGTTAGTGATTGACAATCTCGGAAGAGTAGTGTCCGAAAAAATTCCGAAAAGTTTTCTACAGGCCACGATTTACAAGGGCTGTAGAGATTTGCCCTTAGGACTAGGTACTATCTAAATAACACAGAAAAAGAGAAGAAAATATGGCAACTAAAATTGAAGTTTTAGATAAGATTATGGGTAGTGGTAAGACTACAGCTATCTTAAAATGGTGCGAAGAAAACCCCACTACTGCGTTTCTGTATGTGACACCTTTGTTAAGTGAAAGTGAAAAACGTGTAGTTGATGCTTGTATAGAAGCTAAATTCATTGCACCTAATACAGAAGAATTTGAAACTAAAGGGGAACATCTTTTAGATTTGTTACAATCTGGTGTTAACATCTCCATTACTCATGCGCTTTACTCTAGTTTGAAAGAAACACATTTACAGTGGATCACACTAAATAAATATACTATCATTCTTGATGAAGAAGTTAGTTTTATTGAACCATTTACAAGCAGCTATAAAAAACAAGATTTTGATTATCTCCGTTCTTTGAAACAAATTGAAGTTGCAGAAGATGGTAAACTTGTATGGTTGAATGATGATATTGATAATGGTGCTAAGTACTCAAAACTTGCTAATATGTGCCGGCTAGGTATGATTTATCAGGCTAAACGTAGTGAGAATATGTTTGTAACCCAATTACCTATGGGGTTGATTCATTCTGCTAATCGTGTAATCTTGTTAACTTATTTGTTTAAGGGAAGCATTCTTTCTTCTTTCTTACAACTAAAAGGAATTCATGTTGTTGATTTTAAAGGTGTAGAAGTAAAAGAGGTTTCTAAGAAGTCTTTAATTCCTTTGATTGAGTATGTAGGAGAAAAGCAAGTTAAAGACTGGGCTGGTGAATCACTGTCATCTTCATGGTATTCTAAGAAGAATCAGAAAGATTTAACACAGTTATCCAATTCAATCCGCTATATTGGAGATGCAAATAAAGCTAAAAGTACAGACTTAGTTTGGTGTGTACCCTCTACACTTGTTAACCCTACAAAGAAGGGAGCTAACAAAATTAGTCCTAAAGGTTACAGTGCAGGTACTGGCGAGATTGATGAAGGTGGTATTGCTCATGGTTGTTTCTTAGCCTGCACAGCTCGTGCTACTAACGCTTATCGTGATCGTTCTGTATTAGTACACGCTTATAACCGTTTCCCTCATGTTTCTGTTTCTTCATTCCTACAAGATTATGGTGTGGATGTTGACAATAATCAATTTGCGTTGTCTGAGCTAGTCCAGTTTGTGTGGCGATCACAAATCCGTGATGGAAAACCAATTAAGATTTGCATTTTGTCCAAAAGGATGAGAAGCTTGTTTCAGAACTGGTTAACGAGTGAAGACTAATGACAACAGTAGTCAACAAATATAAAGTAAACATGTCTGATTCTGATATAATCTACATAGGCAGAGGAAGCCCTTTTGGTAATCCTTTTGTTATGAAAAACAAATCAGATGATGAACGTATGAGAGTGATTGAATCCTACAAGAAATATTTGTGGGAAGCTATCTGTAAAGGATTAGTTACAAAAGAAATGCTTTTATCTCTTGACGGTAAGAGGCTAGCCTGCTATTGTTCACCTAAAGCATGTCATGGTGATGTGTTGGCTAAAGCTATTGAATGGGCTAAAGGGGAGTTTAAATGATATATAATAAAGAGGAACAAGATGCATGGAGTAGCTGGGCAACAGAACGGCGACTTTCTGGTATTAAACCAAGCACAAATATGGAAGCTTTTATTAGTGGTTATCGTATGGGTGGGGACTACTCAATGAAACGACAATGGTTTGAAGAATACATTGGAGCATCTATCACTAATATTCGACAAGGTAAGAATGAACATGTTCTTACAACATACGCGGAGATTAGGAATGCTGAAGGTCAACTTCTTTTATCCGCATCGTTTGACCACTGTATTCAGCGTATGTACGAGGTAGCTAAAGCTATATCAGGAGTTGAAACTAAAAAATGAACACACAAGAACTAAAACAATTTGACGAATCTTACAAGTGGTGGGGAGATTTCCTTGAAGCTCGTAAGGAAGCACTTCATGCGATGAAGCGTCTAGGGTTTTCTTATAAAGATATGCACGATCAGCTTAATTTCAATTGGGAAGGACAGGCCGAAATGATCTTGTCTTGTGATAAATCTAAATATGAGGAGACTGAATAATGTGGGTTAACATCAGAACAGTTCTTATTGTTCTATTCTTCCCTGTAGCTTTAACAGCCTTATCCGTGTGGCTGTGTCCTATTCTTTGGGTGCAAGGGAGTAGTGCAGCCTTCAATTTTGGTGGATTTCTTTGTGTAATTACACTTGCTGCATGGTGGTTTGCTATTTGGGCTTTGAAAGGTTGGTATCAAGAGAATAAAACAAAATGATAAATCAATTCGGACACACAAACGATGTAAAATACTTTGAAGCAGCTAATGCTTTCATCAAAGCTGCTGTAGATGATGGTTGGGAACTATCTCAGACCTATCCAAGTGAGCCAACTATGCGAGCTTGTCGTCTTACACGAGATGGATTTGTAATCTCTGCAATCACTCGTAAAGATGTTGGTAAATGGAAGTATGAAGTAAGTCTAAATGCTTGGGCACCAGATGGATTAGCTATTAATCTTCCAACAGTATACAATCCAGAGACACTCTTAAAAGCAGAAAATACATGCGGTATTTGTAAGAAAGAAGTTGAGAAGACTTTTCGCTATAGTTTCGCAGGTAGGGCTTGTGCAGATTGTATTCCAGAAGCTCGTAAGAAACATGAGCAACCTGGGTGGTGTGATTAATGCACAACCTAACCAACTTCACAGAATACACCTCCCAAAACATCATTGACAAAATATTGCTTGTATGGAGTAAAGAATCAGGCTATCATTTCTTACCTTATGATGAATGGCAAGCGAATAAATTTAAACTGAGAATTGTGGGAGTGGAACTATGAACAGCTGGTATGACAAAGCCTCAGAACAAATTCAACAAGATCGTACTGATGGACTAATTTCTGACAAAGAATACTATCAGCAAATGCGTGACCTTGATGCAGAATATCAAGAATATGTACAGCAGGAAGTTGATAGTTATCGTGACAGTTTTTATTGAGGAGAACCAACATGAATGATTATGAAGCTTATCGAGAATCTTATTGCCATTTACCTAACTATTGCACATGCTTGCAATGTCAATATTGGGAAGATAATAACTGTGATCTGTCTCGTACACCGGATTGGCAATTACCTAAAGAGGATGATGAAGAATGAAAGCACCAGAAAATCTATACGTAGTTGTCTGTGATGAATGGACAGGAAGCCGTTATGCTCGTTCAAACGTAGCAATCTATTCTACTCAAGACACAGCTAAAATGGCTGCAAAGAGTATGCAAGGGAGCTACCAGACATGTGATATTGAATATTGGGTTGATGAGGTTGAATTTTGTGAGGTGTGGAAATGAACATCAAAGCAGAGTGGATTGACAAGTTTCAAGAACGGCTATGGGGACATCACACATGTGACTGGGATGCAGGTAATCGATATCCAAATTACCCTTATCAACTTGCTGTAGCTTACTTTGATTGGAATGGTGATAAACCTGAATACACAGTTGAAGAAGCTTTTCAACGTTACTTGGACAGCGATAAATGATCACAATCTTATGGACAATCGGGCTCGTCCTATTCATATTATCACTAATCCTTACACAAATTAGTGATCTACCAAGCTCTTTCAGATCATACCACAAATGGGAAGCTAGAGCATTGACAAGCATGATTCTTGCTGTATTATGCTTTGGTGTTGCAATGTACTTGACAGGTAGCCCATAAAGCAAAATTATTCTAGGATTTATGCGGTAAAATGCACCCTAGAAACCTTGTAAAGAAAGCCCGAGAGGGCTACACTGTGTTGGTCAATTAAACGTATTTGGGAGGTGTGAAATGCTGGTTAAAGATTTTATCAAATGGCTTGAGACACAAGATCAGGAAGCTATTGTAGAGGTGCTTGTCCATTCTTCTGGAACTGGTTACTATGATCAAGGCGGAACTGTGTCTGTAGAACAGTTTGATGTATCAAAAGATTTGTACAAAGATTTTGGGAAGCATTGGGACTATACGGACTTTCGTGGCAATCAATATACACCAGAAGATGCTCACTACTATAATAAACGATATCTACAAATTGGAAGTAAGGATAATTAATATGTCTTTGTCAATGTGCGAAGGAACATCCTGCCCCGTAAAACACAAATGTCAACGCTACCTACAAACTCCTCTTGTGAAATATCAGAGTTACTTATGCATGATTGTAGCTTGTAAGGATATGAATGAGAATGGGTGTAAATTCTTTATAGAATCTGAAGAAAATCTCTTGACACACCCCTAAAAACCACCTAAGCTATCCCTACACACAGAATATTGAGGAGAGATGTTATGAGTACGTTTGGTGATGGCACGTTCAAGCAAGGCGTGTATGAGGAAATTCAGTGGCGTATGAAGGATGCTAATCTATACACAGGCGTCGCCGTGCAAGAAGTTCTTGAGATTGCTTCCTATATGTTAGCCGGTATTGGTCATGATGAACTACATGAACAGATTAGGGAACAAGTGAAAACTGAATTACTGGAGAAACTGAAATGAAACAGCCAAAGAAATCAGCCACTGTATCCGTCAAAGTATCTCAACAACAAATCCTAGACGCACAGAAATGGCTACAGTTTGTAGCCCATTGCCAAATCGCATGGGAAGAGCTTTCACCAGATTGGCAAGAGTTTTACTTTGCTATGGGAACGACAGAATGTACTTCTGATGAACTGAACAGCCTTATTACAATTGCTATTGAAGGAGAGGAGGAATGAATTTTAATGACTGGTGGCTATCCTTATCAGAAGGTAGACGATCCGTGTTAGTTCAAGACAAATGGATGCTTGCCAACGCAGCTTTTGAGGCAGCCATACACTTAGCTAAACCCTTGGCTGAGATTAAATTTGTTGATTACCCCTCTCAAGCTGGAACTAACTACTGGACAGTTTGCAATACAGGAGCTACAGTTATCTTAAAAACAAAAGAAGAAGCTGTGGAATGGGCTATCAAATCGGGTATGAGGGTTGAATAGATGATCATGTCAAATTCACTTACAGATATGGAAGAAATGGATATAGCAGCCCATGCTCTGGAATGTAAAACTAAGAACTGGCAAAAAGCGTTACCTTCTTACAGAGTCAAAAGGATTATCGATGCATTGAGTAATTCAGGAATCAAAATTGAGTTATATACTGCTGATTTTAACTGTCTTATTGATTATCTTGAGGATTAACCATGAACATCCTACAATTACGTGACACACTCCGCCAAGCAGAGAAAGCTTACACTAAAGCTAAAACTAGCTTGGACGGGAGTATAGAACTAATCCAAGCAAAGTCAGCTTTGAAAGATGCAAGGTTTAATTATGCGGAGGCTGCTATGGATTATGTTGAGGAGATGATAGTGATGGGAGAATTGAAATGAGTAAAGCTAAACCTACATCGGTTTATGTGATTCGCCAGCTCTCAACAGGAACTCTTGTTAAGTTTGGTACAAAGTGTGGCTCGAGTTCACAAGGTGCCGCTAAAGCAGCATTTTGTCTACATATGAAGTACCTCTACCGAGATGTTATTTATGATACTGGAGTTGGTGTGTTTGATGAACAAAATGAATTTGTAATTGAAGAAATCTCCTAGAGAATAAAACCATGAAACTCCTAAAAGATATAACAACAATATTCATTATTCTATTCACATCTATCATAGCCTTGGGAGCAATTGTTGTTCTCTTTAAGGCTATCTTCGTTTCAATAGCTAATTTATTTGTGTGTATTGTGCTTGTGTTGGTGGTGAGTGTGGTGTATTCTCTTGGAAGGTTGATTGTTAAGGAATATAAATAGGAGTTTGTGATGAGCTTAGAATATTGTGTGGAGAAAGCGTGTGAGATGCCTTTTATTCGTGACCAAAAGAGGTTATTTGCGGCAGTTTTAGATAAGAGAAACCGCGTAGTCTCAGAAGGCAGCAATAGCTACACGAAAACTTCTAGTCGTCAATACCATGCTGCAAAACGCGTAGGTATGCCTCAGAAGGTTTGTCTTCATGCCGAAGCTGTAGCATTGTTTAAATCAAAAGGTAAGGGTTGTAAATTAATTGTTGCCAGAGTCGATAGCAAGGGCGTACCATGTATGTCAAAGCCGTGTGATGTCTGTATGGAATTGATTAGGTTGCATGGTGGGATCAGGTCTATTGAATTTACAGCTTAAGGAGAGATAGAATGAACACTTGCACAAAAGAATTCTTATTGGAGTTTTCAAAGCTTATGGAAAAGTATTCAGTTAAAATTCAACTTGAAGGCGATTCCTACTATGGTGGTGAATACATGGACCTATCCGTTGAAAATCCAGTCACTTTTGACGAACATTTTGTGCAATGGGTTATCGATAACCCAGAAAAAGAATATCCTTGGGAAGAAAACTTGTATTCTTCGCTTGACCTTATTAATATGGGCTCTTACCTAGACAAAGAAAAAGTAATTGGGTTAATCAAATGACTCCCCTACAATCCTTAAAACAAATCCTCCAAGAACATCTAGAAGTGTGTCAAGAGAACGACGCTTATAGCGCTGCTATTGAAGATGCCATGTATGGAACTGATCTTAGTGAGATTGGTATTGTAGAGTGGTGTAGTCACTGGCTAACCGAGGTAAGAACTATTTCAGATACTGATGTTGATTACCTTCGTGGTGTTCAGTTTGTGAATTATCAGTGGAATATTATTAAGGAGAAAGAAGATGAATACTGAATTGAGTATGATGGTTGATTTGGATAATCTCGCAGTGGCTCTGTCTCGATTGCCGAATGAAGATATCATCAACCTATTTAAAGCTGTAGACGATATGGTTTGTGATTATGATTTTACAGATCAATTGGCAAAGACATTTCAGGCTGTAATTAATAATGAGGATTTACCCCGTTGAAGCACACATTCGCTAGCTCCATCCTATCCAAACTAAAAGACAGCGGCTTCACTGTCCACAAAGATTTGAAAGAGAATCAGTGGGGAATCTATGATACGAATGTTTGTCAACATTCTCCAGATAGCAATTCTCTATTGATTCGTTCACGTTCATTAGGGGATCTTATGCGACAGTCGGCTAAAGAGTTTGGATTAAAGTGAAAATAAAAAGGTAGGTATTATGGAAAAGAAGCTTATATATGGTTGTTGTATAAACGACTCTGTTGGTGAGGTTTCTCACAGAGTAAACGGTAAACAAATTACAGACAGGATTTTTGCTACATGGCGTAGTATGATTCAAAGAGCTTACGATCCAAAACTACACGAGAAATTTCCAACTTATGTGGGATGTAGTGTTCATGAACATTGGAGACGCTTCTCAAAATTCAAGCTATGGATGGAAAATCAAAATTATGTAAACCT